CAACGCGGCGCCGGACTGGCGCGCAAGCCCGTGGGCGTGCCGCAGCGCCACCGGGCGGCGGGTGTGGCGCATGTCCGCATGCGGGCAGCGGGCACCGCTGGCTGCCGGCAAAGCCTGGGCGGCCTGGGCCCGGCCGCGCGCGCGGGCGCGCTGCATCTCGGCGTGCGGGCTGGCCAGCCCGATGGCACCCAGGGCGCGGGCGCGGTGGTGCGGCAGGCGGGCGGCCACACCGTGGGCATCGGTGAGGTCCAGGGACAGCCGCACGGTGCCGGAGAGCGCTGCGGGCGGAACGGGTGGCGGCGCACTCACCGCGGCCTCTGCGCGATGCACCGCCGCGCCATGGGCGGACAGCAGCGCGAGCGGGATGGGCGGCGGGGCCACGACGTACAGCGTGCCGACATAGCCCCGCTCGCGCGCCCTGAATTCGGCGGGCGGGGTGGGCGGCAGGCGGAGTGCGGCCAGCTGCCCAAGCGAAACGAGGCGCGCCTGCCCGGATACAGTGGCCAGCAGGTCGCGCACGCTGGGCGGCTTGGCGGCGGCCCACAGATCGGGCGGCGCCCGCGCGGGCGGCTCGGTGAATACCGCCGTGGCCGGCGGCATCGGCGGCAGCATCTCGACGTAGAGCGTGCCCCCCTCTTCCGGTTCGTCCGGGCACAGCACCACCGGCACGGACAGATCCGGGGGCGTGTAGCCGGACTGCAGGACAACCGGCGTGGAGAGGGCGGGCGGGGTGTAGCTCACGCCCTAGTCCGCTTCGACGTGATACGGCCCGTGGATGATGGGCTGGCAGTCGGGGCTGGCGTAGGCGACGTAGTAGTCGCCGGGCGGCACGTTGGCGGACCAGTTGCCGGATTCGTCCGGGGTCGCCGTCGTGTAGGTTTCGTTGGTGGTCGCGTCGATAATCAGCACCAGCGAGACGGGGGCGCCGCTGGTGGTGTTGATGTTGGCCTTGCCGGACAGGGACGTCGAATACGGCACAGGCGCGGTGGGGGCAGAATCACCGTCAGTACCAACCCCGAAGAACGACCATTCTGCGACAGACCTGTACCCAGCCAGCACTATCCCGCAAGAGCCGCCAGTCGCCTCCGCCGCAGATCGAGTGAGCGTAAGCCATGTGCTTGGCTCCGCGGCACCTTCATACCAAGCGCGCGCCTGAATTGTGTCCCCGGTTGCTTTCGCACGGATAGTGACAGCCCTGGCGATCCTGTCCGATGCTGATGCGTAGTCGGTCAATGCCGTTCCATTCACCCCCAACTCGGATTGTGATCCGACATTATTTTGGAGCGAAACGCGAAGCTCCCGTCGCTGACTGGACGAATTATTGGCTGCTGAGGTGATCCCAAAAACATAACCGCCAGTTCTCGGGTCGCCGGTGTTCGGCGCCCGCAAAAATAGCCCTGCTCCCGTCCGCGCGGAGGTTGTCTCTGCCGCTGCTCGACGCACCTTACCCACAATCTCGATGTCTGCGCTGAACACGGGAAAGCGCAACAGCGTCCATACATTCTGGTCAGGCATTGAGGCGACCAGCGCGGCACCGGACACGATGCTCAGCATGTTGGACGTACCGACACTCCAGTTCGCCTGATCTTCCGCCTCCAGCACCGCCGCCGGCCAATTTCTCGCAGTATCCCGCTCGAACGAAAAATAGTGCTGCGCCATCGCCTCACCCCTGAATCGTCATCGTGGCCAGCCGCGCCGGCGCGCCGTTGAACCAGCGCACCACCGGCACCCCGCCCTCGATGGCGGTCTGTACCAGTTGGACTTCGCCGCCCTCGCCCTCCACAGACACGGTGAGGTCTCCCCACCAATCTCCGCCCGGCATGCGCAGGCGTGCCCAGATGGGGATGGTTCCATCGACGGGGTCCGCGCCGGTGACCAGCGCCTCCAGCGGCGAGGCGAGCAGGATCATGTGCTCGTCTTCATCGACCGTGCCGGCCGAGGCCGGGAAGGTGAGCACGGCCAGCGGCGTTGGTGTGCCGCTGCCGGGCGGGTCCGGGTAGGTGCCGCCGTGGAATTCCAGCGTGGCGCGGTTTTCGGTGTCGCCGTGGAGGAGCGCCAGGCGGGCCTGCAGCGCGGGGTTGCGGATGGCCTGCATGACGGCAACGGCGTGGGCGGGGGAGATGTCCATGGCGGGTCCGGTTACTGGATGGGGTTATCGACGTTGCCGAGGCAGTGGATTTCGCAGCCGTCCACGCCGTCATCCTCGGGGGGGTCGGATTGCTTGATGCTGCGGGCGATCCAGAAATGCGCGATGGCACCCACGGTGTTGATGCGCACGACGTTGCCGTTGATCCAGCCGCCGCCGTTGGCGGCACCGGGGATGCGCATGTAGGGCGTGCCGCCCTCCCCGTCCGGCCCGCGCGTGCGCGGGTTGATGGGGGCGATATCGGTGCCGCCGGGGGCGTAGGTGCCCGTCCAGACCAGGCCCCGCTTTTCGCTGATGAGTTCCCATTGGTGGGTAGCTGTATTGATGCAGCGGAGCAGCCAGCGGTCTGTGTCGCAGCCTTCGTTGGTGACGACGATGGGATGGTCGATGAGGTTGAGGGTGGCGGTGGCCGGGCTGCCGCTGATGGCGTCGGACCAGGTGCCGTTCCAACTGACCTGGTCGAAGGTGAGCGAGACGCGCGCGCGGCGGTCGCCGTGGATGAGGCAGCCAGCGACGATGGTCTGCCCGGACGGGAAGACGTGCGAGAGGGCCCGGCTGACGGTGATCTCGCCGTTGATCTGCACGTCAGTGGCCATGCGCAGGTCGGCCACAACATGGGTGATGGTGAGCGGCAGAGCCAGGCCGTCGAGGCTGGCCCAGCGCAGCCGCCCGGCAGCAGGGTCGAGCGTGTAGCCGGTGGTGAGGCGCTCGCCATCGGCATCGGTGATGCGCACCCAGGCGATACGGGTGCGCGGCAGGTTCACCACATATTCGCCTTCGTCCAGCGCGGGGGTGGCGGTGAGGGTGGCCGGGTGCATGATGAGCACCACGTCACCGCGCCGGAAGATGGGCACGCGGCCGTCGCTGGGCAGGCGCACGGGGTCGATGCCGAGGATGTCGGCGTCGAGCGGCAGGTAGCTGTACGCGACGGCGTTGTAGCGGATGGAGCCGGGATCGACCTCCAGTGGCTCCCACTCGCCGGCCACCACGGCGCCGAACTGGACCTGGGCGGTGCCCCACTCGATATTGACGGTGCCGGTGATGTTGGCGCCGGTGATGTTGCCGTTGGGGTCCGCGTAGGCGGTGAGCGCGGTGCCGTCCATGGCGGTGGCGGTGAGCTGGAGCGACTCGGACTTGAGCGGCGCGGCGGCGGTGCGGAACGAGACGGCGGTGGTGCTCCACTGGCCGTAGCGGGTGAGGCAGGCGAGCACCTGCGGGTCTGCCGCAACGCCGTCCGCCCAGTAGTTGAGGGTGAGCAGGCCGCGGTTGTAGTCGATGCTGCCGGCGAGCAGACCGGAGCCGGTGGTGACGCTGGGCTCGATGTAGAGGGAGCCGGCGCGGTCTACGTAATGCAGGCCGGTGATGAGGGCGAGCACGCTGCCGGCGACGACGTCGTCGCCCACGGTGGTGGTGAGGTCGAGCGTGAGGCCGACTTCGGAGGGGAAGACCTGCTCGTCCGCGACGGCCTGCGGGTCGAACGCCTCGGTGTCGCGCTCGACCTGGATGCCGATGGCGTTGCCGACGATGCTCCAGTTGCCCGCATCGGTGGTCCACGCACCGCCGGTGCCGCCGACCACCACATGCCAGCTTTTCGCCGTGACGGACAGCTGCCAGATGAGGGTGGCCACGCCGGTGTCGGCGTTGAACGTGCCCAGCTGCTGGTCTGCCCAGGACCATTTGCCGTAACTGCCGGCGGGCTGGTGCGAGCCGCCGCGCACGCGCAGTTGCCCGCCGGCGGTGATGTAGGCGGCAAGGTGGGCGCCGTTGGCGGTCAGCAGCGTCAGGGTGCCGCCGCTACGGAACGGCGCCGTCCCGGGCACGGTGAATTGGCCGCCGTCGATTGTGGCTTCGGTGCCGCTGTAGAGGCCGTCGCCGTCGCGCCAGGTATAGGCGTTGCCGATCTGCGCGCCGCGGTCGGGCGGCTGGGTGAAGCGCAGGATGACTTCGCCGGTGCCGTAGTCCAGCGTGCCGGCCACGCCGGCGCCGGTGAGGTTGCCATTGCCCGCGTCGGCAGTGCTGCGCGCGATGCCGCCCACCGGGTAGGTGGCGACGTGGGTGCCGGGCACCACGGGGGCGTGCTCCAGGGTGTAGCGCAGTTCCAGCTCGGCGCCGACGTCGGCCGTGGCGCCGGCGCGGATGGCGTAGTGCACCGGGCTGGCCCAGGTGATGAGGATCTGGCTGCCGACGTCCGGCAGGTTGCCCAGAGTGACCTGCAGGACGCCCGAAACTGCGGACACCTGGCCGACCCCGTAGGCGGGGTCGCTGCCCTGGATTTGCCCGGCCGCGTCCGAGCGCAGCGTGTACCAGTTGCCCTGGACCATGTAGGCGAATTCAAGCGACGCATCCGCCGGCAGCGGGTTGAGGGTGCGTACCCAGTTGAGGGCGCGGTTTTCCGCGGTGATGGTGATCGCCAGCTGGTGGGCCTGCTGGGCAGCGGCGGCGGCCGGGGTGTAGGTGATGTTGGCGGTGCCGCTGGCGGTGGGGGCGTTGGCGGAGAAGAGGATCTCGCCGGCGGGGTAGTCGATGGTGCCGATGGTGGCGCCGGCGCGCAGGATGTTGCCGTTGCCGTCGTCGGCAAAGCTGACGCTGCCGACCGTGGCGGCCACGCCGCCGGGCTGGGCGCCGGTACGCAGCACCATGCGCAGGCCGGCGCCCACCGCGGCGCCGGGGGCGCTGTAGGTGATGGGCGCGGCGGCCGCCGGAATCATGGGGATGCGGTCATCGGCCAGGGGACGATTGACCAGCGGGGTTTCCGTTTGCGCGCTGGGCACCAGCTGGGTATAGACGCTGGCCACACGGATGGAGAGGTCGCCGATGTTGGCGGCATGGGTGGTGGGCTGGCTGCTGAAGTAGCGGGTGGCATCGGCCACGCTGGTGTCGCGCAGGCGCACGCCGGTGTTGTAGTTGTAGCTGTCGGTGCGGCTGGCCTGGTGGCCGGTGAAGTTGTGGCGCAGGGCATCGGACAGTTCGAGGGTGACCTGCCAGCGGCGGAAGTCGCCCTGGCTGTCGGTGAAGGCGCGCTCGGTGACGGTGACGTCCGTGACGCGGATGTACTGCTCCATCTGCCCGCTCTGCCCTTCGTTCTGGGCGAGGCAGAGGGTCTTGCCGATGGGCGGCAGTTCGGTGCCCACGCGCTGCAGGATGTTGATGGTGCGCATGCCGATGATGTGGTTTTCCCACAGGGCGCCGGGCCACATCGGCCCTTTGAACAGATAGGCTTCGACACGGTTGGCCGCCTCTTCGCGGGTGTCGTAGGGGTCCGGGGTGGTGAACAGGGTGTAGCCGATGGCCGGGTCCGCCGGCAGCGCGGTGATGACGGTCTTGGCGCCGGCGAACAGATCGGTGGACAACGTGCGCACGGCCACGGAGAGCTTGCGCAGGTTGAGGCGGCCATAGACGCGATCGAGGTCGGAGACATCTTCGAAGACGTTGTTCATGACGCCGTCTGGGATGACGTTGCCAGTGGCGCCGCCGCCGCCCTCGGGCACGTCGTCCATGACCTGGTGGGCGACGAAGACGATGTTGGATTCGAGGATGGGCATGTCAGGGGGTCTCCGGTGGCGCCGTCTGGATCAGCGGCAGCGTGATGCGGTAGTTGGTGGCGTTGGTCATGTCGCACGCGGGCCGTACCGGGGCGGCCTCGAATTCGCGGGTGAGGTCGTGCATGACGGTGAATTCGCGGCCATCGGCCAGGGTGAGCGTGAGCCGGGTGTCCGGCAGGGCGCGCTGGGCGTGCAGCGCGAGTACGGTGCCGCGCGGCACCCAGCCGCCGTTGGTGTTGCTGGTGAGGGTGATGGGCCGCCCTTCCGTACGCAGGCCCTGGTGGATGATCAGCGCGCCGGTGAGCCCGGTATCGTTCTCCTGGGCCAGGGCGGACCACGCGAATTCATCGGTCCACCAGACGTCCTCGGGGATGGCGATGGCGCCGAGGGTATGGTTTCTCATCATTGGGCAACCCCTGCGGCGCGCTCCAGTTCGGTTATCAGCGCGTCGATGGCGCGTTCGCCGGCGGCGTCGGTATTCACCGCGAAGCTGCGGCCCCCTAGGTTGAGTTCCACGCGGCGCACGGATGTGGTGCCGCTGGTGCGGTTGGCACTTGTTTCTTGAGCCACCCGCCGCTGGCGTCGTTGCTCGGCAATTTCAATCTGCCCAAGCAAATTGATCTGTTCTTTGAGCAAGCTGATATCGCCCTGGATGCGGCTGGCTTCCGCGTCATCGCCGCGTACGCGGGCACGTTCGGCATCGATTTGCAGCAGGGCGATCTGCCGGGCTCTGGTGGCCCGGTCGCGTTCTGCCCGGGCCTGCGCTACCTGTTCCTCGGTGCCTTCCAGTTCCAGCAGCCGCATGCGCAACTCTTCCACGCCATCCCGCCCGCCCTGATTGAGCGCCGCCTGCCTGCTGTCCAGGTCCTCCATCGTCCGGACGAATTCGCGCGCTGCCTTGCGGCCGGCATCGATCGAGGCCGCCACAGCCCGATACCCTATTGCGAATTTGGCGACGGCGGCGGAAGCACGCTGGGCTGCCCGTCCAGCTTCCTCGGCGTATTGGCTGGCGGCATCGGCACCCTCCAGCCAGGATGTGGCAACACCCTGTACCGAGTCGTTATGCTGCCGCGCGGACACCACTATGGCGCCGGCTGCCGCCTGTGCAGCATCTGCGGTGGCGCGTAGCCCCTGCGTAGCCTCCGAACCGGCGGCCGACACATCGCGGACTGCTGCGGCTGCCTCGCTCATGCTGCGCACGATGACCTTCCCAGATTCGTCGGCGGCCACGCTCAGACCGTGCTGCGCTGCCTGGACTGCGAGACTGCTTTCCACCACCCCGTCGTTCGCGGCCACGGCAGCTTCGGCATAGCGCCGGAAGGCCTCTTCCTGCTCTCGTGCCGAACCGCCCAGTTCCACGACCGCCTCATAGGCCTCTTGCAGGCTTGCGGCGGTTTTCTTCAGCTCTGCATCCGATGTGACGCCCAGCCGCTTGAGGGCTTCCGTCACACTGTTGATGCCCGGCGTCAGTTCATCCGATTTGCTGCGGATCTTGTCCAGCGCACTGCTCACCTGGTCGCCGGAAAGCCGGCCGGCCGCGCCTATCTCCTTGACCTTGGTCACCAGCGCATCCAGAGCAGCAGTGCTGTCCGCCTTGTTCAGAGCCTGGTCGATGGCGGACACGAGGGCTGCGCCGGTTTGCTCTGCGTTGGCCTGGGTGCGCTGCAACGCGGCGTCCAGGGCATCAATGCCATCCAGGGCTTCCTGCGCGGCCGGGCTGATGCCGCCGAGCGCCTGGGCCGCATTGACGCCGGCCCGGGCAAAGCTGGCGGAAAGCACCTGATCATTCACCCGTGCCAGCGCTTCGGCGCTGATGCGGCCCTGGTTGAAGGCCATTTCGGCCATCATGCCGAACTCATGCAGCTCCTTGCCGGTGAGCTGCGCCAGGCGCTGGCCTAATGCCACGTCGATCTGCTCGCCGGTGGCGTAGGCGGATTTCTGGAGCAAATCCATGTCCGCCACCAGTTTGGTGATGCCATCCGTGCTGCCCAGATCGGCGGTGCCGAGGGCCTTCTTCAGCGCTTCACCCACGGCCGCTGCATCGCGCCCCGCATCCTGGAACTGCTGCTGGAGTTTGGTGAGGCGGAAACGGGCGGCTTCCGCTTCAGTGGCCACCAAGCGTAGCGCGGGTGACACCTTGTCTTCCGGCGCATCGAACGCCTGATCTACGGCTTCCCCCAGTTCCTCCGCCTTCTCCTTGTTCTCGGTGAACTTGGCGATCAGCACGCCAATCCCCACCACCAGCGCGCCCACGCCGGTGCTGATCATCGCCACGCGCAGGGCACCCAGGGCGCGCACCTTCGCCCAGATGACAGCAGTGGCCGTGGTCAGGGTTCCAGTCAAGGCGATCAGAGGCGTCACAGCAGCCTTGCCGGCGCCGGCCAGCAGGCCGGTAGCCGTGGCCAGGGAGCCGGTCGCGCGGGTGGCTGCAACCGCCGCACCCGCCTGCGCGGTCTGTGCCGTGGCTAGGGAGCCAATGGCCCCGGCTGCTGCCAACTGGGCGGCGGCAAATTTTTGCACGGCGCGCACGGCCTTGACGGCGAACACTGCCGTGAGCACCTCACCCGCGCGGGTGGCCACGGTGACCAGTTCGTCCAGGTTCTCGCTCACCATGTTGATGAGTTCGACCAGCTTTTCCGTGGCGCCGCCGGCGCGGTTGGCCTCGCCGATGTACACGGACCAGGTGTTCGCCAGCTTGGTGAGCGCATCCGCCACCGTGGTGGGCATGGATTCGGCCGCAGCCTTGTTCAGTTCAACGGTCTGGCGAAGGCCTTCGTTCAGATCGCCGATGGCGAGTTTTCCGGTGACACCCAACTTGCGGATTTCTTCCGTGCTTTTGCCGGTGGCCTGCGAGACGGCATCCACCACGGTGGGCATGGCCGCCATGATGGAACGCCAGGAATCCACCTCGATCTTGCCCGACTGGATGGACTTGGCGTAGGCCTCCTGCGCATTCTGGGCGCGCTCTGCACTGGCCGCATTGGTGGTGAGCAGGTAGGTGAAGCTATCCGTGACATCGAGCGCGGCATCGGTGGAATACCCCAGGCTGCGCAGGGCGTCCGACGTGCGGATGTACATCTCCTGCGCCTCGGCCAGCGGGCGATAGGTGCGGTTGGCGGTGTCCAGCAGGCGGGCCTGTACGCGCTCGTATTCCTCCTGGCTCTCGGTGGCCATCCCGATGCGGCTGGCCATTTGGCCGTAGGCGTCGGCCACGCTGATCATGTCGGTGGCGTAGCCCTTGAGTTTGCTGACAGCGAACACGCCGGCCACCGCCTTGGCCACGGTGTTCATTCTGGCCTGCAGTTCGTCGCCCGATTTGCCCAGCGCGGCCAATTCGCTGCCGGTCTCGCGCGCCCCCTTGCCCATCTGGTTCAGCCCGCGCGCGGTGGTGCTGGTGGCGCTGCGGAGGTTGGCAATGCGCCCGCGCAGGTTGTCCGCCTGGGCGGCCAGGCGGCGCTGCTCGTTTGCGAGGTTGCGGGTATCCACGCCGGTGGCTGCGGCCGCCGCCCGCGCACCGGAGAGCGTGGTGCGCTGACGGTCCCACGCACGCTGATGCGTGTTGAGCGCGGTGTTGGCCTTGCGCAGTTCGGCTTCGAGCAGGCGGATGGCGTCACGGTTCGCGCCGGCGCCGCGCGCGTCGGCCAAGGCCTTGTCGAGCACTTCGACCTGCTGCCGGGCATCGACGAATGCCGAACGCGCCTGCTTGGCGCCGTTGATCGCGGTGTTGAGGCCGTCGATGGCGATTTTCTGGCGCGAAAGCTTGTCGACTTCGGCCACCAGCGGGGCGAACTGCTGGGCGGCGTCCCCGCCCTGCTGGGTGAGTTCGGCCAGGTGCTGGGTGAGCGCCGCTACATCGGCTTGGCCGAGGGTTTCGGTGCTGATGGCGAGCTTTACTTCCTGGGTGTCTACTAGAGCCATAGCGGCACTCCGCAAGATCAAGGCTCAAACCCACCAGCTGGCCGGTGGGCTTTGGTCTTGACCCTGGGGGTCAGACCATGGCGATTTCCAGGTACTTCGAATCGCCGGCGCCGATACGGGTGGGGTCTTCCAGCAGGCTGAGGGTGAGTTCCATGGTGGCGAACTCGGCGCTCACCCGATTGAAGCCGCTGGTGGGGCTGGGCTTGGCGCGGAAGTAGCGCACGATGTTGGGCGCGCCGTTGTCGTTGGCGTTTTCGCCGTCGATCTCAACGAGGAACTCCTGCCCGGAATTGACAAAGGCCTGCAGGAAGAACTGCGGGTTGATGGTGTAGCCGACCACGATGGGCAGGGATACGTGCGCATCGACGAAAAGCGCGCTGTCGGCGGCGAACTGGACACCCTGCTTGGTACGCGCGAAAGCGGTATCCGGCAGAGAGGCCGGGCCGACGTGCTTCCAGGTGACGGTTCCATCGGTGACGGTGCCACCTTCGGTGGGCCAAACCGGGGCGGTATCGTCGGTGGTGCCGGCGGCGGTGGCGACGTAGGCTTGCGTGCTGGCGATCACCACCTGGCCGACATCGACATCCGCCTCAGCGGCCCATTCGTCGCCATTGATGGCGACGGTGACGGCGACGTCCGGGTCCGGGATGTACTTGAAGCTGACACGCTCGCCGGCCCATGCTGCGTGCTTCTCGCCAGTGATGGGGGCGGTGGCCAGGCGCTGGATTTCGGCGCGCAGGCCGATGGCGATGGTTTCCGGCTTGATGTCGTCGACGGTGAGGCTGGCGGTGATGGAAGTCACCGTTTCGTTGACGTCCAGTTCGCCGCCGCCGGATTCCTGGAAGTTCTGCCGCGCGGTGCGCTCGACTTCGACGTTTTCGGTGATGGCGGTGGTGTTGCCGAGCTGAAACTTGCGGCCGCCGGAGAGCGGGGTCAGGCTGACGCGGGCGCGGCCTTGAAAGCCACGGGTGCGGGATACGATGGGCATTTGATGACTCCTGCAGGGTAGGAACGAGATGCAGGAGTCAGTTTCAGAATTTGCGGATGCGAACGGCAGGGGACGGATGTCCAGACCGGAGCAGTGCAGACGTTTGCACCGCAAGCACTACATGTAGTAGCGCAAAAAACGAAAAAGACGTTATCTACCCTTATCCTTTTGGCACTCTCCATTGAAGAGTGCTAATATCCAGACTCGGTTTAGTTTTGAGCAAAAAAAACCAGCCCTAGTGGTGGAACACTGGGCTGGATGTTCTTATTGCAACGAATTCGGCCGAATCTGGCGCACTGGCTTCCTTTTCAAAGATGCTTAAACCAGTGCATACACTGCTACGCTAGCGAAACGGGATTATAAGCGCAGTTGCGTTTATTGTGCAATCCGCACGGAAGTGTGGGAAGCATCGCCCGCCCAAGCTAGGGCCTTCCATAGGAGCAACACTCATGGCCCAGCAACATCAGTACTCCCTCGCCCTCATTCAGCACGAGGTCAACAACTCCATCATCGAGCAACGATCGAACGATGGATACATCAACGCAACAGCACTCTGCGCGGTCGCAGACAAACGATGGCACAACTACGTTCGCAACGAGACCACCGGCCACTTCCTGAGAGCTCTGGAGGCCAAAACGCGGATTCGCGTTACGGAGCTAATTCAAGAGGTTAGAAGCAGTTCCGGCACAGCCTCTACCTGGGTTCACCCGAAGGTGGCCATCCATCTCGCCCAGTGGCTGTCAGCAGAATTTGCTGTCCAGGTATCTGAATGGGTGTACGAGTGGATGTCCGGCAGAGGGGGCCCAGCTACCCGCGCCCTTCCGTACCACATCCAGCGCCACATGATGAACCAGTCTGGCGTTCCTGCCGGCTACTTCAGCATCTTGCAGGAGATGACGTTCATGCTGATCGCTCCGCTCGAACAAGCAGGGTATGAGTTGCCGGAACGCATGGTACCGGACATCAGCATGGGGAAATTCTTGTGCAAGCATCTACGGGATCAGCTCGGAGTGGATACCGATGCCCTGCCGGTCTACATCCACCGCTATCCGGACGGGCGGAACGTCGAGGCGAAACTCTACCCCAACGAGTACTTGGCAGAGTTCCGTCGCATCATCCAGTCCGAGTGGCTGCCGAAGCGATCGGCCGCGTACTTCAAGGAGCGAGACCCGGTGTCCCTCCCCTATCTGGACAGAGTAATCCTGGCCCTGCCCGGCCCCGTATCCGCCGCCAACGCGCCAAAGTTCCACTTACGCAAGAAGAAGGGCTCCAAGTAACAGCACCCACCCCGCTTCGGCGGGGTTTTTCATGCCCAGCAGTCTTCCCACCTACCGAGCGCCCGAGCAAACTCATTGGCGCGCGCGGTGAGCCATTCGGCCTGCGAAACGCCGGCTGGCGGCATCAGTTCGTGTTCGGGGAGCACGAAGCCGGCCATCACCGCCCTGCCCGCTTCATCTAGGTAGCGGGCGCGGCGGTGGCGCAGGTCGGGGCGGCGGGTCATTGCGGCGACCACTCGCGGCAAGTGGCCGGCGGGCACGTTGTCGGTCGCCCGCCAGTGGCTGTAGGCGGCATACAGGTCCGCGCTGCGGCAGGGCACCGCCGGCAGAGGGAGGGCGCCGGACAGCCAGGCGCCGCAGAAGGCATGGACGCCGAACGGGTCGAGCAGCGCGGGCGTGTTGGCGGTGGCGAGGTCCGGGGCGTCCAGTTCTTCCAGCATGTCGATGCCAGTGCGGTGGCGGGCGACTTCGTTAGCGCGGCGCAGCGCGCGCGGCAGCGGCAGGCCGGCGCTGCGGCTGCTGCGCAGGATGCTGCGGAAGATGCGGTCCGCGCTGACGAACTGGTCGGCCGCGTGCGCCGGGTTGCCGGTGAGGAAGGGGCCGGGGGCGGCATGCGCCGCCCGCACCCGGCCGCGCAGATCGAAGAAGGCGCGCACCAGCGCCTTCTTGAACCCGCGCACGATGTCGCTGTTGCGCATGTAGGTGAGCAGCAGGGTGGATTGGGGTTCGTTGAGGAAGGCGATTTCCTGCCGCTGCACCCCACCAGCGGTTTCAAAGGGTCGCGTTTCAAACGCGACCCTTCCGAACTCGTCGAGGTCGTCCGCGTACTTCCGAATCAGCCCGAGCACATTCTTGTGCTCGACCTCGGTCCCTTCGGCAATGGCCAGGCTGGTGGTCACCAGTTCGCCGGCGCGCTCGACCACGATTTCGAGCATGTGCGGCTCAGGCAACATCACAGCCTCCTGTACGTGGCTTCGCACTCGGCCAGGCACAGCTCCAGCGTCCGGAGTGCCGAGCGTGCGATGTTGATGTCGGACCTCAGTTCATCCAGGGCCGTGCGCGGCGCGGAAGGAAGCGCCCAGGGGGCGGCGGACTGCTGCGGGGCCTGGGTTTGGGCCTTGTCGCGGGCAACGGAAAGGGATGTGATGCCGCTCGGGAAACGCCCCCGCCGCCGCGGTTGGACAACCGGAGACGATGCGGCGGTGGGCAGCGGGATGACGTTGCCGGGCAGATGCGGTTCAGCGTTCATGGCGCGCCTCCTTAGCGACGGACATGATCGCAGCGCCGGCAATGCCTTTCGTCTCGATGTCGAGCAGAAGTTCGCGCGATTCGACGATTTGATCCAGAGCTTGACCCAAGGACGTGGCGAGGGATTGCTCGCACAGCGAATCGATGCCGCCTGAGATTTCGAGGGTATAGATCAGGTCGATGATCGCGGCGGCCGACAACAGCTTGAGGCTGATCTCATCCACATGAGATGGTGTATAGATGGGGCCGGACGAGACGGACGCGGACGCGCCGGGGGCTTGAGCGGACATGGCCGGGACTCCTGCGAAGCGGTTGTGTGCTTCCGCTCCCCGACGCCAATCGGGGTGGGCGGAACCGTGTGGGTTGGCGTACCAGTCGCAGGGCTGGCGGGCCTTTCGACCCCCCACACGGCCCGCCCATAAAGGGGCCATGCTGCGGACGTAAAAAAACCGCTACTGCGGCGGTTTGTCCGCCTGCGAAACCGGGACGCCAATCCCGTGTCGCCGTTGTTCGGTGGCGATGGGCGAAGACTAGGCCAATCGCCCGCAGGACGTCAACATCTAATGCTGGATTGCTGAAACAACCCCGTTGTCAAAATAGATGTATTGATAACCTTTCTGTCCGCCCATTATCCATTGCGCACGAGTTCCACCGGCCATCGTCGTCAAATTGACAGACTGTGGTTCTGGTGTGTCGGTGCAAGCCCGCACGAACTGCTCATCCATGCCAACTCGTATCTCTACCCGGCGTGGCAGGCCGCACTCTCGGAGCAGTTCCTCCGCTTCGCGCTCAAGCTCTGCACGTCTCCGCTCGGCTTGGGCCTCTATCTCAGCATCTCGCGCAGCCCAACGCGCATTGCGTTCTTCTTCCAGACGCCTGAGCCTTTCAGCACGTTCTTCAGCAGTATCCTTTGCCGGAACTTCTCGTGTTACTTGCTGCCGCAGCCGGTATCTTTCTTCTGGGCTTTTCCCGGTCGCCGGGACAACATCGACCGGAGCGACACCACTGCTGCACGGTTTATCGGAAAACACGGCCTTGCCGTTTTCGGTGCATTTGTAGACCTGCGCCTGCCCAGTGGCGAGCGCTAAGACAAGAAGAAAGGCGAACAGTATGCGTACACAGGTCTTCATAGCTGTGCCGGCAGGCTGCCGTACATAGGCACATTTCGGGCACTGCATGCGGCATCTCCTCAGCATGAAATCCGAAAATGCCAAGATTATAAGCGGCAAAAACGGCGTGCGGCCCGGCTACGGCGCGTCGAGGAACTCGCTGTAAGTGACGCGGATCTGCACGGTGGCCCGTACGAAGCCAGCGCCATCGTCGCGCGGGTGGAGGGTGCGGCCGACATACAGGGTGCCGGTGGCCAGGCCGCCCCACAGAAGATCACCCGAGAACAGGCAGCGCTTGATGTCCGCGACCAAGGCGTGGCCGGTGACATTGGGGTGCAGGGGATCGCAGGCGGCGGTGGCCTCGATGGTGAATGGCAGGCCGATGATGATGTCCACGGCCTCGCCCTGCCCGGCCGCGCCTGCACGCTGGCGATCGACAAGGTCCTCTTCTTCGTACAGGACGATGGCCGGGAGGTCTTCCAGGTCCAGGACGGCGCGCCCGCGATAGATGCGCTGGCCGGCGTCGGTATGGTAGCCGTTGGCAAGCGTGATGGTGGCCAGGCGATCCGCGGCGGCGGCGGCAATGGCCGCGGCCTTGCTGACATGCCCGCTCATTTGCGGGTGCCCCGGAGTTCGTAGCGCAGTTGCGAGGCATAGGCCTGGGCCAACATGGTCTTGATTTCCGGGACGGCCTCGCCGCGCCAGCGGCGGAAGAGCTGGTCCGGGCTGGGGCCGTAGAGGTGGCGCAGGCGGCCGCTGCCGCCCTTGCGGCGGGTGGAATTGACGGGCGTGTTGCGGCCGGATTCTCCGACCTTGAAGCCCAGGCGTTCGGCGCGCAGGGCTGCATTCGACCCTTCCCGCACGAAGATGCCCATGCCGTTGCCACTGCCGATCTTGCCGGCGCGCAGCGGCAACATAAAGGCTCCCGGCATGGTCTTGCGGCCACCCCGGCGCATGACTTTGACCGAAACGCCGGCCGCCTTGCGGCCGGCCGGAATCCCACGGCGTGGGTCGCCTTTAGCGCGGGCGGTTTCGGCGGTGATCTGCCGGGCATCGAAGCGGGCGAGGCGCACGGCGCGGATGCGCATGCGGATGTAGGCGACGTTGTTGCTGGGGCCGGCCTTGGTGGTGCGCATCTGCTCGCGGAGGTAGCTTTGCGGCAGGTTGAGATGGCTGCCGATGTCTCTCTTGACCTGGGTTTCGAGCTTGCCGAGCACGGCATTGGTGGCTCGGTACCCGGCACGCTCGGAAATCTCCGCAACGGTGCGCAGACGGGCGGTGGCACGCTTGAGCTGGCCGAGGCCGGTGATGGTGAGTCCACGCTTCACGGGGCCGGTTCCTCCGGTGCGGCAGTCTTCTGCGGCAGCAAGATCCATTCGCGCAGGCCGTGGGCGGCCGGGCGTTCGACGGGCTTGTCCAGGGTATAGGCGCCGGCGTGCGGCCCGGTGAGGACGGTAAGGCGGTCGCCGGCACGCGGGGCGGCGCCGGCCAGGAAGGCGGCCGTGGTGACGAGCTGTTCGACCTGGCCGTATTCGCCGAGGATTTCCACCCCGTCCGTGATGACCACAGCCAGGGAGTCATTGGCACGCAGCACCGCCTCTTCGGCAAAATGCGCGAAGAGGCGGGTGTTGGCGCGGTCCAGCGCGGCCTGGGCGCGGGCCATGCTCAGGTGCGCTTGAGGCGGATGACCGCGCGCGGGCGGGTGTTGATGGCCAGCGGATTGGACTGCACCTGGATATCCACGCCGGTGTTCATGCGCTTGGGTTCGGTCTTGAGGTAGAACGGCAGGCCCGGGGTATTGACGGTTTCCATGTAGTCCGCCGGGGCGTAATTGACCAGGAACATGTCGGGTACGCCTTCGGGGACGAGAATGGCTTCGTCCGCATGGACGAAGGGCTGGCCGGCGACGCTGCCGCGGTAGTTCTCCCAGATGGCGCCGCCGAAGGATAGGCCGGCGCGGGCATCGGTGCGCAGGGCTTCGCCATCCTTCCAGCGCTCGTAGGCCGCCTTCAGTTCCGGATGGCCGACGAAGTCGTCGAAGAAGGTGTCGCCGCAGAACACGCGCCAGCCCCGGATGAAGGCGGCGCCGAGCACGTTCTCGGACTTGCGCTTGGCCTGCACGACCATCTTGAGCAGGTCGGTGGCATCGCTGTCCAGGTTCATGTCGTGCTCGATCTGGGAGACACCGAACTTGTCGTAGAGGTCTTCCAGCACGGTGGAGCCGTCGGCGTCGAGGATCTGGCCCTTGAGCGCGCCCATGCGGTGGAATTCGATGGTGGTTTCGATATCGCGGCGGTGGCGGTTGCCGATGCGCAGCACCTTGCCCTGCACCGTTTCCACTTCCGACTGCTGGCCGAAGGCTCGGGCGTTCTGCACTTCGTCCGCCATCATGGCGTCGTCGCGCTTGAGGTGCTTGGCCTTGAAGGCCACGGCGCGCCGCTTGCCGCGGGGAATGGTTTCGCCCGGCTGGCCACGCTCGCCGGCCTTGACCAGGCGCAGCACGTCGCCATCGAGTTCGAACCAGGCATCGGTGGTTTCGATGGGGTCGTTGTGGAACAGGCCGAGTTCGAGCAGCCGCGTCGGCTGGAAGGGCTGCTCGCTGATCGCCGCCGAAAGGGTGGTGACGGCGAAGGCGTCATCGTTGAATACATCCATGGTAGCCATGCGGCTTTCTCCTGTGCAGTGTGTGCGGGGTGTGGCGGGCGGTCAGCGGAAGATGATGTCCACCGGGACGAGGTCGGCCTTGCCGGCGGCGTCGAGGCCGGTGAGTTCGGCTTCCTTGACCTCGGCATGGCGGAACACCCCTACGCCGGGTGCGTCGGCATCGGTGGCGTCGACTTCGTCGTAGAGGATGGCCACGGCGGAGCCGAGGCCGGTTTCGGTATCGGCATTGCTGTACTTGCCGAACTTGCCGGATGCGGTGATCTTGCCGAGCACCTGGCCGACGGGTAGCACGCCCTGGCCTTCTGCGATGACGATGCGCTCCCGGCTGAGGGTGCCGTTGGCTTCCGCCAGCAGGAACTGGCCGGCGCGGGACTTTTCGATGAGCATGTTTCCGATCTCCTGGGGTTAGCGGATGGTGCTGTTGAGGGCCGCGTAGATGCTGTCGACCGACATGGCCGGCTTTGCCGCCGCCTGCCGTGCCTGGCCCTGCTGCTGGACACGCGGGTGCGTGTCGGTGTGGCGCTCGTCGGCCGCGGCCGCGCGGGCGTTGATGAGTTCCGCGCGCACCTCGGCCAGGCTCTTGCGCTGGCCGATGAACTCGCCGGCACGGCCGGCCGCGTTGGCGAAGGCGCACAGGTCGCGCACCTCGCGCGCTTCCTTGATGGCAGCCTTGGCCTGGGCGGCCGTGGTGATGCCGCCATCGAGCAGCCAGGCCGCTACGTAGTCGCCCAGGCCCTCGGCCACCGCCAAGGCATTCACCTGGGCGGCGAAGGTGGCTTCGGCCGTTGCGGGGGGCGGGGCGTTTTCCGGCGGCGGGACGGCAGGTGCGGGGGTGGCCGCCTCGGCTTCGGCCCGCTCCAGCACATCGGCCGGAATTTCCAGCGCGGAGGCAATCGCGTGCAGCGGGCTGGCGGCCGTGGCGGATGTTGCGGCGCCCTGCTCCGCAATCTCGATTACCGCATCCGCCCAGCCGGCCGCGACTGCCTCCCGGGCGGTCATCCAGGTATCGGTGGCGATGCACTCGGCCAACTCTTCCGGCGTCTTGCCGGTGCGCGCGGCGTAGGTTTCGACGATGCTGGCGTTGAGCACGCGTTCGGCTTCGGCGTCTTCGACTTCCTCGCCTTCCTCGGTAACGAGGGAGACGCCATGCACCATCATGCTGGCGTTGGCGTAGATGCGGATTTCATCGGCGGCCATCGCCACGATGGTGCCGGCGCTGGCCGCCACACCTTCGATGATCGCCACCTTCTTGGCCGGGTGGCGGCGCAGTGCGCCGTACATCGCCAGCGCTTCGGCAAGCGAGCCGCCGAACGACGTGATGCGGACGATGATTTCATTGACCGAATCCGCCGCCCACTTGAGTTCGTAGTCGAGGCTTTCGATCGTGCGGCCTTCCGCCCAACTGCCGATCACGCCGTTGATGCGGATGGTGGCGCTGCGGCCGTCGTCGGCCAGGTTGTAGGCGTACCAGGATTTCTTCTTCATGGGGTCGGCGTCCGTTGATGATGGCTACAGTCTTATCGGGATGCCCCTGCGCCGGCAGGGGACGGATGTCCGTACAGCAGCGCGGCCGCGCAGTCATGGTTGATGGCGAGGCAACGCTCGCCCCACTGCACCACCTGCATCTCCCACCGCATCATTTCCGCCTCACCGCGCCCGGTCGGGGCCGGCATCGGGCCGCAGCGCTTCAGGCACAGCGACTCCGCCATGCGGATCGGCGCCGTATCGATTCGCACGGCCGATGGCATCGACGAGCACGCTGAAAGACTCAGGATCACGCTCGCACTCAGCGCGAGCAGCACGGGCAATGAGCTGTTCATAGGTGGCGGCTTCCTGCAGGTGGCGGGATGCGGTGGCAGCGTCGCGGGCTGCGGCGCCGGCCAGGGTGCGGGTGGTGTTGTCGAGCTGCTTTCGCGCGGCATCGAGCGTGCCGGCGGCATCGGCGACGGCCTGGCGCGCGTCCTTGAGTTCCGCCTTTGCGGCGCGGCCGGTGGCGAGTTCATGGCCACCCCAGGCGCCGAGGCCACCGCCGAGCAGCAGGCCGGCCAGGATGGCAATGGCGAGATTGCCCAGGCCGCTCATTCCTGCACCGCCATGCACTTTTCGTGGCGCTCGCGTTGGCGTGTGCAGACGCCTGCACACACGCGGTTGCCGGGCGTGCAGCAGTCGAAACGCCAGCGCGCCGGTTGGCCGGCGGCATCGAAGCGGTACGGTTCCCAGCCGGGGGTCGGGGTCGCCGAAGTGAGATAGCGGTAAGCCAGCAGTGCGCCGCACGCGCCCCGGTATTCGCCCGCCAGCAGGTGGCGGCGCATGCCGGAGCCGGACCATGCCCCGGTGCCGTACTGATACACCCAGTCCATATAGACGTCGTATTCCGCCTGGTGCAGCGGCACGTCTGGAATCGTGGCGCGGAAGCGCGCTTCTTCCTGCCCGATGTGCGCCTGGGCTTTGACCACCGCCCGCACTGGGGTGGTGGTTTCGCCCAGGCGCACGGGCGCGCCCGATTCGTGGAAGGTGCTGCCGAAGCCCAGGGTGGGCCGATCGTTCTGGGTGGGGATCACCGCGCGCTCGGAATACCCTTCGCTCACCAGCAGGCCGACGAAGGCGGCGGCAGAGAGCGACAGCGAACCGGCCAGGATGCGTGCGCCCTTATTCATCGCCGCACACCCGGCAATCGACGGCACCACCCAACTGGCGGATCTTGAGCATCTTGATCTGCGCGTCCAGCGCATCCTGCCGCCGCTCGCGCGCATCGGAGCGGTATTGGCGCCACAGGTTGATGAGGAAGGTGCCCAGGCCCAGCAGCAGGCCGGCGAGCGCGATGCGCTGCTCGGTGGTCAGCCCGGCAAAGAAGGCCGTGGCGGCCCCCAGGTAGCTGGTGGCGGAATAGCCCTTGTCGGTCACGATGCCCTCGCTTCGTTGTTGGATTTGATCTGGAGCCGGCGCTCGCGGGCGGCATCCTCGGCGCGCTCGGCATCCACCTGCTCCACGTCGTCGCCATTGGCGGCCACCACGCCGGCACGGCTGCGGAAGCCGGCCTCCACCTCCATCTTCTTGGCCTGCACGTCTTGCGTCGGGTGGATGTAGGGCCAGGCGTGCGGCGCCCATGTGCAGCGGACGAACTCCGGCAGTTCGGCCAGCGTGAGCAGCCCGGCCAGCACCGCCGCCCGGCCCACCGCTTCGCGCACCGGCTGGCAGAACTGCGGGATGATGATCTGCCACTGCTCCTGCTCGCAGGCGCGGCGGAATTCGTTGAGGATGATGCGCAGCGCGCGGTCCGATACATCGCGGATGTCGCCGGTGAGCAGTTCGTACGGCGTGCCGCCGCCGGCGGCGATGCCCAGGTGCTGCTGGCGCATGAAGTCGGCGTAGTTGGCGCCCGAGTCCGGCGGGGTGGAGAACTTCACGTCCTCACCCGGCGCCAGTTCCTGGGCAATGCCTGGCTCCAGGCCGACCATGGGGCCGCCGTCATGGTCCAGTTCGATCGGCTGGCCGGTGGTCGGATCGATCTCCGGCGCGCCACCTTCGGGCTGGCGGGTGATGAACATGGTGTAGAGGTTGCCCAACTCCTGGCGCAGCACCACGGCGTCGTCCAGGTTGTCCACGCTGCGCTGCTTGGTCATCACCGCCACGTTGCACGGCACACCGCGCAGCGCGCCGGGCCGGGGGGGCTTGTACATGTGCCGCATCTCGCTGGCCGGCACGCGCACCAGGTCGGCATGGCTGACGGCGATGGTGGGGCCGTCGCCGGGATGTTCGCGGTAGCACCAGTAGGCGGCCCGGCGGCCGATACGGTCCAGTTCGATGCCCTGCCGCATGCGATGCCCCGCCGGCATGCCGGGCCAGCTATCGGCATCCAACGTGGGCACCATGTCGGATTCCAGCAACTGGATCTGCAGCGGCACCGTCAGGCCATCGTCCGCCCGGCGCGGGCGGAAGCGGATGAAGATTTCGCCGGAGGATTTGACGGTTTCCACCGCCAGGGTCTGCTGGCCGTAGAAATCCAGCACGCCGTCCGCATCGGATGCCGCGGCGAAGGCATCCCAGATTTCCGCATAGCGCTGCTTACGCCGGGCGGCCTTGGCTTCGGCACGCGGAATGATGCCGACGCCGATCAGGTTGGTGCCCCAGACGCGGGCGTTCGCGGCGCCGGTCCAGGTGTTACGCACAGCATCGCGGGCGCGGTTGCGGATGGTTTCCAACCCTGCCGCCGCGCGGTTCGGGCCGGTGCCGGGCGCGCGCCAGCCGCGTGTGCGGCGGCCGTGGCCGGCGGCATCGTACTGGGTCCGTGCCGCCAGGCGCACGCCTGTGACCACAGCCGGAACGGTGGAAGCTGCCTTCGTGGCCATTCTCTCGGCCTTGCGAGCCGCCTTCTTGTCGCGCTTGCTCACCGGAAGCCTCGCCCGGCGTAATACAGGCGCACCGCTCGGCGCCGGGGCTTGCGGGTCGCCACCGCATCCTCGTCGGCCTTCAGGCGGACAAGGTAGTCACGCGCAGCGATCAGGTCCTGCGGCGAGTGGTACTGAACCTGACGACCATCGCGGAAGCTGACGGACCTTTCGCCGTTGGCAATCGCGGAGGTGAGTGCATCGATGTCGGCTTGGGAGACGGCCATGGTGCTGTGCCGGAGTGGAGATGGGCACAGGATGGCGAAGGGGTGGAGCTATAGGCAGGGGACGGATGTCCCGGGAACCTACCCCCTTACCGATACCAAGCAAAAATAGTATCGTCGCGCAGGGTACCGACTGGCGCCCACGGCACAACGAAGAAGATTTATGGTATGGCGAACACGGCAATTGAGGCGGTAGACTTATTCTGCGGGGTGGGAGGGCTCTCCTACGGTCTGCAGCAGGCGGGCATCGTCGTACGCGGCGGTTTCGACGTCGACACCGCGTGCAGCCATCCTTACGAACGGAACCTTGGCGCCAAATTCTTCGAGAAGGACGTCGGGGCGGTCGAACCCAAGGAGGTCGAACGCCTCTACTCGCCCGATGCCGTCCGCCTGTTGGCGGGGTGTGCACCATGCCAACCCTTTTCCAACTACAGCAACGGGCGAGAATCGAAGACCGACCCGAAATGGCCGTTGCTCTACCGGTTCGCTCGCCTCATCCGCAAGCTGGAGCCCGAACTGGTGACGATGGAAAACGTGCCCAACGTGGTCAAGCACAAGGTCTATCACGACTTCGTGCAGACGCTCGAATCGAAGGGCTACAAGGTGTGGGCCGGTACGGTCAAGTGTCAGGAATACGGCCTACCGCAGACTCGTACACGGCATGTGCTTCTGGCCTCGAAGCTCGGCCCGATCTCGCTGATCGGACCGACCCACGCCGGTGCCCTCCGTACCGTTCAGGACGCAATCGGCCACCTACCACCCATCTCGGCCGGTGAAACCCACGGGAACGATCCGCTTCACAAAGCGGCCGGGCTGTCCCCGCTGAATCTTTCGCGCATCAGGGCATCCAGACCGGGGGGTACGTGGCGCGACTGGCCGGAAGAGTTGGTCGCGAAATGCCACAAGAAGGAGTCCGGTTCGACGTATCCGGGCGTTTACGGGCGTATGGAATGGAATGCGCCATCACCTACCATGACAACCCAGTGCCACGGCTTCGGTAACGGCCGCTTTGGCCATCCGGAGCAGGATCGGGCCATTTCGCTGCGAGAAGCTGCGCTCTTGCAGTCGTTTCCCGAAGACTACGTATTCACCCGGCCCGACGAGCCGGTCAGTCTTACGGCAGTCGGCCGGATGATCGGGAATGCGGTGCCGCCCAGGCTCGGGGAAATCATCGGGCAGAGCCTGCTGGAACACGTCAAGGCGCTGTCTTCCGAAACGACTCCGGACGCTCGCCGAAACGCTGCCTGACATCCGGCTCGGCAATCCCGAGTTCGTCGGCCAGACGCAAGGCCAGCGTGTAGCGGTCACGGGTCTCACATTCCCATACGATCCGCACCTTCCAACCGTCCCCCTCGAGGGCGGCAGTCTTGGCCACATCACGCGCGACGTTCGCCACGAATTTCTCCGACCAGAAATCGCGGCGGGTCTTCGGGAAAGTGGCTTTCGAGCACCCTTCGTGCCGATGCCAGAAACAGCCATGCACGAATATCACGGTACGTCGGCCCGGCAATACGATATCCGGCGTACCGGGAAGGTCCTTACGATGTAGCCGAAAGCGCACACCCAACGCATGAAGAAGCCGCCGAACGACGATTTCCGGGGTGGTGTCGCTCCGACGAACCGAGCGCATCAGGGCGGAGCGGCGCTCCCCGGCTAGTGGGTCGCTCACAATTGATCGATAATCTCTTGGATCTGATCGAGATCCTTGGTTTTATCGAGGTATCCGGCATATGCCGTCAATGCTCTCTCGATCAATTGTTGATAGGTAAGGACACGACCTCTGATCGAGTCCAACTGATTCTTCACGAACTCATGTTCATCGGCATCACGCAGAGGTTTTCCCACTACGAAGATGACCTCATACGGCTCCCCTTCACGCTGCAGGGCCTTTAAACATTTCTGCAATGCTTTCTGATACTTACGCCCTTGTTTTACCAATTCCTCGACACCAAGAACACGATTTGCCCGTTTCAACTCCACAATAACGTGGCGGCCAGTAGTATTTCGGTACTTGATATCTACCCGCCCTCTCAGCTCATCCGGATCGAGTTCGGCATCGACATTCTTAAATTCGGCATGCACCGGCTTCTCGATAATTTCGCTACCGGGCGTTCTATCCCATGCGGGGTCGAGAAGCCATAAATGTTCGAAAAGATATTTCTGTAAAACCCTCTCTCTTTCATCCTCGCCGACGTGCGTCTCGAACGAACGGATCACCTCCAACCGATTCTGCACGATATCTCGGTATAAACACGCTTCGAGCACATCTCTATCTGCCAGCAACTTCATCAGAACATCTATTCCACTCTCCAGGGCTTGTTCCAACTCGTTTGCTCCCCCTGTCAAACGGAGACGCTCGAATCCGAGCATCGCATGTCGATACAGAATCCGCTTTTCGTCCTGATCATCGCTGAGCTTATGGATCCGGGAAATAAGCCGCTCGGCCTGCTTCTTGTAACCGGCCCCCTTCAATCTATCCAGCCATTTGGCCAACGCGGGATTATCCGCAATTGCCTGAGAATGGTCTTCTTCCACTCGCCATGCATCCCAATTAGAAACGACAGTCCGTGACACGTACGCCAGATAGGCGAGCAAAGCCTGATAACGCGGATCGTCCTCAATGACCCTCTGCCGGTCACTCGTAGCGATATCAGCGAGCTCGTCCTCATCAAGGAAGTCAGCCTCAATGTAACCGGTCAGGTACTTCGTGTACATCCGGCCGTCGTTGATCTTGTCGAGGACGTTTTCCTGGAAGAGCCGCCCGCGTGCCAAGACGACGATGGCATTCAGGTTATCCGGGGGCTGTTTGAGGTTCTTCGGCTCGTACGCCGTTGCGATCCATCCCTTTACGCACCACTGAGGGTCGGTCCAGCCAGACAAACGGTCCTCCAGAACACCAGAGCGTACCGGTTCGATGCTGCTCGGAAGCGACGTCTCTCCGATCTGCCAGACGAACTGGAGCGCGGACAGTTCCTTGCGGTCTCCTTCGCCGAGAGGTCGACCATCCACGAGGACAGAGAAATTCCGCCCGCCTATTACACTGAACCTCCGCGCAAGGCGGGCTCTGAGATCGTCCCTGCGTAAGCGTTCCCGCTTAAGATCGCGCAATATCAACCTGGTTCCGGCTTCGATATCGATGGCATCCGGCGGCACGGACTCTGGGTGGTATTTCTCCTTCGCCGCCATCGCTGCCCGAATACCCTCTTCGGTCATTTTCAATCCGGCTTTTACCCCTCCGGAAACCGAATGCATCTCTACCGACCTCGCGATAGAGAAGACCGCCAATTTTCCGACCCCTTTACGTCCCATCACTGGGCGGTCGAACTTGGGGGAGCGGGCGGCCCCCTCTTCCAACCGACGCCGGTAACCGACACGAAGATAACGCCCTTGAATCTGGGAGCGCGTCATCCCGTGGCCGTCATCGGTGATGACGATCACACCCTCGGTCGACATGTCGATGGTCACCGTTTCGGCATCGGCATCCCAGGCATTCGCGACGACCTCGGTAAGAACGGCGGGGAGGTTGCTGTACAGGTTGATGCCGAGATGGTCGAGCACGTTGAGGTCGATACTGAGCTCGAACGGTTCCGTATCTTCCAGCCCACCTTCCCCGTTTACCAACGGCACATACCCCAAGCGCTGTCCCATCACCATTCCCCGTACGTTGAGCCTGACGGTGAAGGATACTATGGCATTCGCTTCGGACACAGCCCGGGCTCGGCGGGCATTCTCCCCCAACGCACATCCATCCCGAATTTCATGCGTACGGTCCCGTTCAGGCCGGTGGGTCACCCTCGAACACCAACGGCAGCAGCCCCAGCCCTTCGGCCTCCGCCCGATACCGTCCCACCTGCTTGGTGGAGATGCCTACCATCAGCGCCACGTCGCGCTGTGCTGTGCCGCCGCGCAGCAGGCCGGCCACGCAGCGCACACGGCGCAGGCGATGGAAATCCTCCGCGTCCGGTAGGTCGAGCTGCTCACGGCCGAAGTGCTCGGCCAGCAGGCGCGAGGGCGCCAGGCCGAGCGCGAGGGCGATGGGGTGGTCCGCGCCGATCTGGTCGGGCACGTAGAGCCGGGTGCCGCCAAACAGCGCCAGCAGGCGCATGGCGGCGGTGGTGCCGATGGCTGCGCCGATGTCGTCGATGAGGTTGGTTTGCATGGTGGCGTCCTTATCGGTTGTTGAGGTAGCGGGAGGTGGCGGCACGGCGGGTACGGCGCGGCACGGCCGGCGCGCGGGCCTGGGGCGGCGGTGATGCCGGGGGTTGGGGGATGACGGGTGGCACCACGGCCGGGGAGAATTCGGCCGGCAGCTCAGCCGCTTCTGCAGGCAGTACGGGTGCCGGTGCTTCGGTCGAGGCTGGCACGGCGCTCACCTGCGGGGCGGGCGGGCCGCCTTCCACCGGCAAGACGGGGGCGCCGTTGAGGATGCGCTGTTCGTCGGCTTCCCAATCCTTGGCGGATTTTTTTTCCAGTTGCAGCTCGGGGTGCTGGGTGGCGGCCCAGGCATACACCAGGGTGTCGAGCGGTTCGTTGCGGGCGGCGCCCTTGCGTTTGACGTAGCGCCCCTTGGCGGGGTCGAAGATCTCGGCGACCAGGCCGGCGAAGTAGCCGTCCGGCAACTGGTCGGAGAAGCGGAAGTGCCGGCGCGACAGATCCAGCGGAGCATCGTCCGCCCTGCCCTGCTGCTCTTCCGCGTCCGCCGCCAGGCGGCGGTACAGGGTGTGCTTGATGGCGATGGTGCCCACCGTCCAGGAGCGCAGGGCGTTGCCGGTTTGGTCGGCCTTGCCTTTGTGGTCGGTGTCTTCGATCTTGGGCTTTGAGAGCGGCACGGCGTTGGCCGCCTTGGCGCCAAAGATGGGCATGGGGCGGCGGATGAGGCCCTTGCGGGCGTAGTCCTTGACTGCCTGGGTGCGGTGGCCGCGGCCGTCGATGGCTGTGGCGCTGATGGGCAGCACGCGGCCGCAGGCGTGGCGGATACCACGGTTGATGAGATCGGTGAGTTCGGTCCAGACCTCTTCGTGCTGCGGGTCGCCGGTGAGGACGGCGTAGCCGAGGATGAATGCACGGCGGCCCCTGGCCCAGCCGACGATCTGCACTTCGAGGCGGTCATCCTGGGTATCGACGCCGGCGGTGATCCAAACGACGCCCATGGGGGCGAAGAACAGCGGGTAGGGTTCGGCGCGGTCCTGGATGAGGTTGGCGCGTACGTTCTTGAGGCTGCGGTCTTCCCACGGCAGGGCCTTGCGGTCGTTGGTGAAGGTCTTGAGGGCGGCGGGGTCGCCCTGGGCTTCGAGAAACATGCGGGCAAGGTCGAGCCAGCGCGGGCCCATGCCAATCTGGTAGTACAGGCAGTTGATGTGGTAGCCGCGCATGCGCCGGCCCGGGCGCATGGGTACCCAGCGCGCGGTGCCGCCGGCCTTTTCGTCGCGCAGCATCTGGGTTTTGTGGTGCTCTTCGATGATGCTGCCGCAGTCGCGGCAGACGTACCAGGCGCGGTCAATGGTTTCGGCGGTCGCACCCTGCGGCCAGATGAGGCCATCCCATTCCAGGGGCTGGCTGTGCCCGCAGTGGGGGCAGTCGACGTGGTAGAGGCGCTGGTCGGAGCGTTCCCACATATCGGAGATGCGGCAAGCGCCCTTGACCCCTGGCGTGGCGACGTACAGACGTTTGTACCGGTCCGGGAAGGCGGAGGTGCGGCCTTCGAGCATTTTCAGCGGGTCGTCGCCGGTGCGCAGGGCATTGGCGAATTCGGTGATCTCGTCGACCAGCAGGTAGCGGACCGTGGTCTGCTTCAAACGCACGGTGGTGCCGGCATGCTCGACGTAGAGCTGGCCGCCGGCGAAATCCTTGAATTCCTTTTGGTTGGCGGCGTTGCGGCTGTTGTTGCTGGTGAGGGATTCGCGGACGGCGGCGGTTTCTTCGATGAGCGGATTGAGCTTCTGGTTGATCCACTTGTTCATGGAAACTTCGCCCGGCAAGGCGACCATGACCGGGCCGGGGGCCTGGTCCATGATGTAGCCGAGGGCGTTGGTTTCCACTTCTGACTTGCCGAACTGGATTGGGAACATCAGCACGATGTCCTGCGCCGGGCTGCGCACGCTCATGCAGTCCATGGGTTCGCGCAGCGGCGGATTGTTGTTGGTGCGCCAGCGGCCGGGCTTGGGGCTGCTCTTGCTGCTGAGGCTGCGCTTGGCATCCGCCCATTCGGACACGGTGATCGCCTTGCGCGGTTCGATGGCGCGGGCGATGACGTCGCACAGCACGTTCGCCTGCGGAATCAGTTCGTCCAGGGTGAATTGCTCGGGTGCGCCCATGCGTCAGCCCTCCCCCTGGCCGAGCTTGCGCAGCTCGGCGGCGCAGTTGCCGAGGATGCTTTCGATTTCTTCGGCGAGCAGCACGCGCACCCGGCCTTCGTCGTTTTCGCCGGCGACCACCGGCGCCAGGTTGTCGGGCAGGGCTTCGAGCCCCGCGCGGAGCATGACGAAGGCCTCGGCGACGACGGCGGCTGCATCCCCCCGGCGCAGGTATTCCTTGGCCTCTTCGGCCAAGCGCATTTCTTCGCGCAGCGCTGCTGCACGCTCGCGGCGGGCTTTCCAGAGCTGGTAGTCGGGATTGCCTTCGGTGTCAGGCTCTTCCGGAACGTCGCCACCCGGCGCATCGTCGCCGACGGTCGCCAGCGGGGCGCCGCGCTGGGCGGCATGCCGCTCGGCCACGCCGGCGCGGGACGGGTCGCGCGTGGCTTCGATGCGGGCGATGGATTCGGCCACTCGCACGGCACGGCCGTCGTCAGTGAGTACCAGGCGGCCCGACTTGCGCAACTCGGTGACGTAGCTGGGCCGGCAGCCGATGATTTCGGCGAAGGCTTTGAAGGTGGTTTCGGGGTGGGTCATCCGGGCGGGGATCTCCATGTGGCGAGGGCGTGGGCGAACTCACGGGCGCGAGCGGTAAGCCACTCAGGCTGCAACACGCCGGCCGGCGGCATCAGTTCGTGTTCGGGGAGCACGAAACCAGCCATCACTGCCCTGCCCGCTTCGTCCAGGTAGCGGGCGCGGCGGTGGCGCAGATCGGGGCGGCGGGTCATTGCGGCGATCACGCGGGGCAGGATGCCGGCGGGTTCGCCGCTGGCCGCCCGCCAGTGGCGGTAGGCGGCATGCAGGTCCGCGCTGCGGCAGGGCAGCGCCGGCAGCGGGACGGCGCCGGACAGCCAAGCGTCGCAGAAGGCGTGGACGCCGAGCGGGTCGAACAGCGCGGGGTTGCCGGCGGTGAGGTCCGGCGCGTCCAGTTCTTCCAGCAGGTCGATGCCGGTGCGGTGGCGGGCAACTTCGTTGGCGCGGGCGAGCGCGCGCGGCAGCGGCAGGCCGGCGCTGCGGCAGCTGCGCAGGATGCTGCGGAAGATGCGGTCCGCGCTCACGAGCTGGTCGGCGGCGTGGGCCGGGTTGCCGGTGAGGAAGGGGCCGGGGGCGGCGTGCGCAGCCCGCACCCGGTCGCGCAGGGCGAAGAAGGCGCGCACCAGCGCCTTCTTGAACTCGACGACGATGGGCGAGTTGCGCATCAGGGTGAGCAGGAAGGTGGATTGCTGTTCGTTAAGCCAAGCGATCTCGGTCGGCTTGCCGTGGGGGTTTAATCGGATTTCAAATCCGATTTCACCGAATGCGCCGATGTCTTCCGCGTATTTCCGTACCAGTTTGATGACCGAGGCGTGCTCGATCTTGACGCCGTCGGCAATGGCCAAGCTGGTGGTCATGGGCTCGCCGTGGTGCTCGACGACGATTTCGGGCATGTGCGGTTCAGGCAGCATGATCGCTCTCCCCGTCTTCCGGCATGGCAAGGATGGCGGCGTAGCGCTGTGCATCGGCTTCGGCCAACGCGTAGTGGTCAATGCGGTTCGCCGCCTGCAGGAGCAGAAGCTCGATGAAGCACCAGAAGCCCACCGCATAGCCTTTGGCAGCGGCGGCCTCTTCGACCTCTGCCATGTCTTTTACCACCCACCCGAGCAGGTTCGAGCCAGCACTTCGGGGGTTATCCTTGAGCCACTGAACGAAGTCGCATGCGTACTGGCGACCCACGTTGTTGGCATGACCGTAGTCGTCTGTTTGCGGCACCGCCCAGAACGAGCGACGCGTTTTGCGCTCGATGCGGACGTCTGCAACGAAATCAAGATCGGTGAGGGGGGCGGTACGGGGCGGGAACGAGCGACGTTCTATAAGGGGGCGCTCTGCGGCGGTACGGGTGGGCGCGGACGCGCCTTGGGTGGTGGTGGCCATGATGGTGTGCTCCGTTCGGTTCGTTGCGAACCGCCTGCCCGCTCTCAAACGGGTGGGCGGCATCCGAACGGGGTTGAGAGACCGGCGGAGCACCGGCGAGCCTTGCGGCTCCCCCGCCCGGTGCCGCCCGTAGAAGGGCACACCTAGGCGCAAAAAAGCCGCAAGGCAAACGCTGTGCGGCTCATCGCCGCTCCGATTCGGGCTCTCACCCCCGGTCGCCGGTTGTTTGCCAGCGACAGCGAGAGGATAGGCCACGATGCGAGCGGCTGTAAAGGTGGAAGCCTCCGCATGCCATGCGAGAATGCACGTACCCCTACGTTCATTCCCTTTGACATGGAGGCTTCCGTGAACAAATTCAGAGCACTGGTACTGATCAACCAAATCGACCACGCCGGCGAACTGGAGATGATGTGGATGGCCCTGCACAACGGCTACTTCCGTGGCGGTTGGGAGGATTTTCAAACGTGGTGCGCAGATCATAGTCTGGTCTCAAGCCCAGTCAGAGAGCCGGATTCCGGCGAGCAGGTGGTTGTGGTTCGTCGCCGAGCCAAGCCTTGAGGCCGGAATAGGTGTAGGCCCGATGAAAGGCGCAGGCTTGTTCCAGTGGGCTTGAAAACTCGCTGGCAGCGGTGTGCAAAATGCCAAAGCACACCGCCCAGTCTTCCAGCGGCAGACCGGCGTTGCAGTCCGGCCGAGTGGTCAGGGCGTGCTGGTAGTCGTCTCGGGCCATCATCCCCTTACCCCCTCCGCCAAGCGTTTCGCCTTGAGCCGCTCCTCCGCCGCGCCCGAAAGCTCCGGTACCACCCCGCCACTGCCCAGGCTGCCAGCCGGGCCAATGCTGGCCCCACGCAGACCATCGATCATGCCGAGGGAGTGAAAGGCCCTGGCCAGGGCATAGAACTCCGGCAACTCCGCGCGGAGCCGGGTATTGAATTCGCCCACGTTTTCCTGGCTGCACTGCATGACGCCCCTCCCTTCGACCTTCTCTTCCACTTCTTCCCCCCTTTTCCAGAACAACGGGTGAACAAAGGTGTGTGCGGTATGTGCGGATGGGTTGTGCGGCATGAAGCACGCAGAAACCCGCGTAAATTGGCGGGTGTGCGGTATGTGCGGTATGTGCGGCATAGAGGCGCGCACATGGGGGAATGCGCATGCGCGTTGCTCGCTATTCAGTTTCCATGCAAGCAGGCGCGCGAGACTGCCGCACATACCGCACAGCCCAATAACGGCGCGGGTTTGATGCCGCACGGCATCCCGCACGGCGTGCCGCACATACCGCACAAGCCGGGCCGAATCACACATGGCCGCCCCCCTTGTAGTCACGGACCGCAGCCCGGAACGCCTCGACAAGACGGCCGATCCAGACGGGTTCCTGCAGATCGGGCGGGCGCTCGGGTTCGATCACCGTGACGGTGCCGCCGCCGGGTTGATGCTCGGGAATCATGCAGACGCCATGTGGTCCGTGCGTCTTGTACTGGTCCGACCAACGCTTGCGCCCGACTTTCATGCCGTGTTTCTTTTTCAGCGTGTCGATCAGCTTGGGCATGGGGGCTGCATGCACGCCTATCTGGCTGCACCAGTAGGCGTAGAGCTTGTAGAAATCGGTACTGAGGGCGATGGTCTTGGGCCGAACACCCTCGATTTCGCCCTGAACCAGGGCACGCCAGAACCGGGTCGTACTGTCGAGCGAGAGATCGATCAGATCTTCTTTCGACCGGGTCATCGGCGGCTTGGTGTGCTTGTGGAAGTCGCCCAACGGGAGGTTGAGCAGGTGGTCGTGCAGGGCGGCGATGCCGCCGGCCTCAATCTCCTCTTCCACCATGCGATAGAAGTTCCCGGACTGGGGCGCCTCGGGCGTCCAGACGACGAGGTGCCGGCGGTCATCGTCTTCCAGGATCACCGGCAGGGTTTCGTTCGAGAGGAAAGTGATGTTGACGTGGTTGCGCTCGGGGTATGGATTGACGAACTTGGGATCGACATACACGGTGTCGCCGGTGATCAGATCTTTGAGTGCGTTCTTGACGTGATGCAGCTCCTTGCGCGCCACCACTTCTTCAGCCAGCACGTACAGCCGGCTGGCGAGCCAGGTGTTGCGGGGGTTGTCGACCGCGGACTGGTTGATGGTGAGGCCGTAGGTGCCGTAGATGCGCGTGATGGCCTTGAAGAACATCGTTTTGCCGGTGCCCTGCTTGCCGTGGATGACCACGGCAGATGCCATCTTGGCGCCCGGGTGCTGGATGGGGTAGGCCAGCCATTTCAGCAGCCAGTCATACACCTCTTCCGCGTTGCGCTCACCGCTGCACAGGTACCACAGCAGTTCGAGCAGCAGCTCGCATGAACCTGCTTTGGGCACCGTGGGCCAGCCGGCGTAGACGTTGCAGCTGACCATGGTGTCGCGGCCGGTGGGGTCGAAACCGACGTTGTCCAGCATGGCGAACTGTTTGTCGGCGGACTCGGTCCAGCGCGCATACACCTCCCGGCTGAGGGTGAGGTTCTGCACGTCCTTGAGCTTCACGAGCTTGTGCAATTCGCGGTCGAAGACCACGTCGCCCTCGCCGTAGATGATGACGAAGCGTTCGAGCAGTTCGGAAAGCGAGGAAACCGGCCGGATTTCGACCGGGCCGGCAGAGCCGCCTCCCCCCTCCCCCCTGGGTGGTGCCGCCGCGCGGCGTGCCGGGGCGGTGGCAAGGCCCACCCCGGCAAGCCCATCTTCGATCTGCGAGCGCACCACGGCCAAACCGGCACGGGCATGCAGGTCGTTCCAGTCGGTAAGCTTTTGGCCGTGATCCAGCCAGGCGGCCCGCCGCGCTGCTTCATCGGCGAAGCGCGGCGCCAGCACGAATCCATTGACCGCCAGTGCGGCGGTATCGGCCGCAACCACGCCGGTGTTCTGCCGCCCGTGCATCTGCCCGCAGGCCGGGCAGCTCGGCGAATCCGCCACCACCAGGCGCGCCTGGCAGGATCGCTCGCGGCACTTGGCGAAGGCGTCATCATCGGCCAGGAAGCCGATGCGCACGCGTTTGTACTTCTTGTGGATGGCCTGGGCGACGTGGCCCAGGTTGTTGGCGTCGAAGGAAACCGCCACCGGCAGGCCAGTCGCGGCATGTGCGCTGGCGCCGGTGGCGTAGCCCTCGGCGACCAGCACCACGGTTTCCGGCACGCCGCCCAGCCAGTGGAACTTGCCGATCTTGTCCAGGCCCTGGGGCCAGTATTCCTTATCGCGGCCGAGGCGCTGGATGCGCTCGGCCGAGTGTTCGCGCGATAGGATGAACTGCAGGCCCCACACCCGGCCGGCCGTGTCGCACATCGGCACGCCCAGGGCGCCAGCCACGTCCACTTCGTGGATCTTGCCGTCGGCCGCCTCGAAGTCGATGCGCGTGCCCTCGGGCGCGAAGCGCACGCCGTGCGCGCCCACGCCCTTGCGGGTCAGGTAGTCATGCTCGCCGCCCGAGCTCAGTTCGCCCCACTTGCGTTCAGCCTTCGCCGAGGCGGCCTCGGCCTGGGCCATGCGCAGGCCTTCGGCGCGCTTGCGGTCTTCCTTCAGGCGGGCACGCAGCGCGGCTTTCTGTTCGTCGGTCAGCGTGCGCCGGCGCAGTTCGATTTTCCGGTGACCGTTGTCGTCGCCGTACCAGATGCCATAGCTGCCGACCAGCACCTGGTCGCCGCCGTCGAGCGTGATCTCGTGCAGCGAATACCAACCGCGCTTCTCGCCCTCCCCTTCGACCTTGCACCTGGTGAGCTTGCCCACCACCAGGCTGTCGAAGATCAGGCCGACTGATTCTAGCTGGCAGACGACATCATCGTAGTTGGAGGCCATTTCAGTAACTTCCGCCCCCGCTACCTACCCGAATTTCGAGCCTCTCCGTCCCCTTGTGCAGCTTGATCCCCCAGGGGCCCCCGCCCTGGCCCCGCCTTACCGCATCAGCAGGGCGCGCGGCGGGGCAACTGAAATCGACGCACGAAAAGGGCGCCTGCAACCACCAAAGGGGCACGGGGAAAACAGGAAGGCGGGGCAAGGTCATGCCATCCCCTGCAGGCGCTTGCGGACCTGCCAGTCGTCGCGGCAGTCGGCGTCGCAGAAGGCTGCCCCCTCGCCCACCGGCTCGTCGCAGTTGTAGCAGTGCCCGCAGGGCACGGGCGCAAGGGTTAAGCGCTTGCGTGCTGCCTCGATGGCGCGGGCGGTATCCAGTTGCTCGCGCTCGGCGGCGATGTCGGCAATATCGGCCATGGGTTATCTCACACGGGTGATCAGGTAGGCGGCATAGGCCACCAGGTCGAACAAGGCATCGCGCGCTTCGGTGCGCTCGGCCACGCTCAGCGTTTTGCCGGCCTGCAGGCGTGCGATGGTGGCGTGCAGGCTGCGCTCCACCGCCGGAGGGAACGCGAAGAAAGCCTCCCCTACCCCGGGCGGCGCCCCGACCTGGGCGGCCCTGGGTGACCGTGGAATCGTCACGCACTCGGCCAGATCCGCAATCTCCGCAACTGCCGGGCGCGCGCCTGGGCCGAGTGCCTCGATAACCTGCAGGAAGGCGTGCACCGTGGGGGCGTGGTCATACTTGGACGGCCCGAACTGGTTGCGCAGCGTGCCTTCATTGCGCCCGATCAACTCGGCCACCTCGGCCACGCCAGACTCGATACCCGGCGTGCAGAAGCGCTGCATGCACACATAGAGCGCCCGGACCACCGGCGCGTACTCGATCTTGAGGCGCTCGCTGTGCGACAGCGCCCCATCCTCCCTAGGCTTGGTCATTACGTATCGAACCTGCGTTGCGCGGCAGCGCCCCCATACGATGGAGCCCTGCACACGGTTGAAAGGGAGGCGCACTCCATGCGGATAGAATCAGGTTTCCACACCACAGTCATCGTCACCACTACAGGAGCGCACCATGAAAATTGGCAGCATTCGGTTTGCAGTCCACCCCGCCGACCAAGGGAGAATCCGACAACTGGACGGGATACCCTCCATGCTCGCCACTCGAATACCGAATCCCGGAGAAGCCATCGAGACCCCCTTCTTGGTCGATACGGATTCGCTGCGGCCAGTCCCGTTGATCGTTGCGGAGGTGATACACGACTACTCTCCAGACTATGTCGTTGTGGTGGTTACACGTCCTCAATAACCACGGGCATCGTCTCTGCGGACAGGAACACCAGCCGCTTCAGCCCCGCGCGCTGCATCGCCACATCGAAGGACAGCACCTCTGCCCGGGCCGGCGGATCAATCACCGTCGCACTGGTCAATGCCAGCGTGCCGGGGGCCAGACCGCCACACCCATCCCAGCCGTCGAGGATGGATGTGCAGCCGAAGTGGCGGGCAAGCGCCCGGGCGTGGAAGGTTTTCCCGCAGCCCTGCGGGCCGTGGATAACGACGGTTTTCATATCGGGTGGTCTCCTGGCGGGTGGCTGGGGCTCACATCCAGGCTGGCCTTGAGGCGCGGCGCGAAACCGGCGCACCACTCTTCGACCATCCGCCCGATTGCACGGGCACTGGCGGCCTTTGCGTAGCTTTCCAGCACGCGTCCGTCCAGCGCGAACACGGTCATCCTGTAGCCGTCGGCCTGGACGTCGATGCCGATGCGGCAGCCGGTACGCGGGTAATCGTCACCGGAGTAGTCGATAGAGGCAGTCATGTCAGGCGCTCTCCTCTTCTATGTGTGGTGCTGTGCCGCGCAGGTAGGCCCAATCAACATCAGCGCGCAGCTCCTCGCAGCGCACTGCACCGTCGGTCTCGCGATCGATGTTGATCGCGAGCGATTCGGCGCAGGTCTTGCTGCCGTAGGCCACGTTGCGCAGATGCGCATAGCTCGTCCCGCAGGCACGTGCGAGCCGTTCGCGTTCGAGCATCGGGATCGATAGGAGGTAGGTCTTGAGGTCCATGGATCGAATGATAACCGCACAGTTACTATTACTCAATAACCACACAGGGAATTACCATACGGTTACTGTTTGCCCGACTATTGCGCACATGGATGACAAAGAAATCCGTGTTGCAATGCTGCGGCAACTCATCAACGATCAGTTTGGTGGCGTTGCACTCCGGCTAGCGATCGCGCTCGACATGAAGCCCCCGCAGCTCCATCGGTGGCTGTCAGAACGACAAGGGGTAAGTGCTGAAAGCGCCCGCGCAATCGAAATGAAACTCGGGCTTGCGCGTGGTTGGCTCGACCGCCTTAGCGATCTACCGCCGTCCGAAGGACAAGGTGAGCGCCTGCCTACCACTGCAGTGGATCATTCGGATGAGCCGGCGCTCTGCCTCCCCCGCAAAGCACCCACGCCATCGCGTAACCCGGAAGTCAGTCGGGCTCTGTTCGACCTCGCACACGAACTGGAGCGGGGCGACCTCACCGACGAAGCCCGCAAGCTGCTCACCGCCGAACTTCAAGCCAAGACACGCTTCGTACGCGAGGCGCTCGACCGCCTGAAGAAAAAGGACAAATGAACGCATGAACACCATGGCCCCGCACGATGTGAAGCTGATCGAAGCCATCACCCGCATCACGGACACGCTCGATGCGGACCTGTTCTTCTATGCGGGTGAGATTTGCCGGGAGGGGTACGAGCGTGTATGCGACGGGCTCGACCAGCTCGGCCCAGACAAGCGCACGAACTGCGGCCTCTTCCTCAACACCTATGGCGGCGACCCGCACGCGGCCTACCGCTTGGCTCGGGCGCTCGGGCACCACTACGAACGCCTGATCCTGTATGTGCACGGCCCCTGCAAGAGCGCGGGTACGCTGATGGCCATCGGCTTCAACGAGATCGTGATCGGCGACCGTGGCGAGCTTGGTCCGATGGATGTTCAGCTCGCCAATCGCGAAGAAATCCTAGAGTACAACTCGGGCCTCGACATGATTCAAGCGATGGACCGGCTTCACAAGCACGCCAAGGATGCATTCAAGGACTTCATGAAAGACATGCGCATGAAGGAACACTTGAGCACCAAGTTTGCGAGCGACACCGCACGGCAGCTCACACAGGGACTCTTTTCCGGTCTGTACGCCCAGATGGATCCGGTCCGCCTGGGCCATGTCCAACGCACCATGTTGATTACCGAAGCGTACGGAAACCGACTCAACGCCCGCACCGGCATCCTGCGGTCGGAGAAGTCGCTCCGCGCCTTGGTATACGACTACCCGACCCATGATTTCGTGATCGACCGCAGCGAAGCCCGCAACCATCTGTTCGCCGAGGGCTACGTGCGCTGTCCCGACCTGCACGAACACATGGTTGCGGCGCTGCTTTACGAACTGCACCCGGGTTCGCGCCGGGACGTAGAATTCCTGCATCTGCTGCACACAGTGGTGACGCCCGCCGCCCTGCCCACGGCGGACGATCAAGCCGGTGAGGCTGCAGCAACTCCCGTGCAAGAACCCAAAGCCGCCCAGCACGGCAAACGGGGGCGGCAAGCAGGGAACAAACCGGTCTCGACGTTGCCCCAAGAATGACGCCCCCGCCGGGGTATGCCAGAATACGACCCTGCCGGAGATCCTGAGCATGAAGAGACAAGCCCCCCCCGAACTCGCCACCGCAGCCGCAAGCCCGCTACGCATGCTCACAGGCCAGGCGCTGCTCGATGACATGGAAGCCTTCCGCAAGGAAGTTACCGCTACGCCCGAAACCGCACGCGAGGCACTGCGCCGCATCGGCGTGCTTGGCAAGGACGGAAGGCTCAAGCGCCTGATCCATGACTGACCGTTGGACGCTTTACCAGCGACGCCCAGGGCTGGTACTCGGCTTTCACGGTACCGAAAAGAAAACGGTCAACAAGGTTGTCGGCCAGCGCAGCCGTACCCACCTCACCCCCTCTCAAGGCAAGAACGAATGGCTGGGGCACGGTATCTATTTCTGGGAAAACGATCCGCAGCGCGCACTGGAGTGGGCTGAAAACGGCAATGCGAAAAAACCGATCCAGGAACCCGATGTCGTCGGTGCGGTGCTGGATCTGGGCCTGTGCCTTGATCTGACAACCCGCACGGGTCTGGAGGAAGTCGCGAAGGCGTATCGAACCCTGTGCGATATATACACAAAGGCGGATCTCACGTTGCAGCGCAACACGGGCGGCCCCGACAAGCTGAACCGGGAGCTCGACTGTCAGGTGATCCAGACGCTGCACGACTACCGCGCGCAACGGAACCTGCCCCCCTACGATTCGGTGCGTTCACCGTTTCCCGAGGCCGAAGAACTCTATGAAGGCGCGGGCTTCCGGGCACAGAACCACATCCAGATCGCCATCATCAATCCGGCCTGCATCAAGGGTTACTTTCGCCCGCTCCACGCCGCATGAAAAACGCCCCGGCGAACCGGGGCGACTGCACTATCAGGCAGGTACCAGCATCGGCCAGGCGCGCAGGCCATAATGCTTAGCCCACAACACCTTACCGTCCGGCGTCCGCCGCCAAGGGCGGAACACCAGCTTCATCCCTTCCGGGATCGGGAAATCAAAACTCATTTGCTTCGGCACGCATACCACCTCCTTTCAGGCGAGGGATTGCCCGGTGGAGGTAACACGGATTACACTTGCGGCCGCCAAGCTCGCACGGGTTTTCCGTGTCACCGCCAGTGATCTGCCTCACCTGATGCAGCTCACGCGGGTTTGAAAGAGGGGTCATGAAGCCTGCTTCATGGCCCCTTTTCTCATTTTTGTCAGGCGGGCCGCGGCCGCCGCGCGCGACACGCCGAAGTCGGCCATCACCGCCTCCACACTCGTGTAACCCTGGATCAAGTGCGCAGGCATCAGTAGGTGAGATGCAAACACATCAGCCTGCCATTCGCTGTTCTGGTAAATCTTCGGTGGCGCAGCGGGGTTGATGCGGGCAAAGGACACACCGCGATGCAACCCGAGATGTCCCAACTCGTGGCACATCGTGAAGCGTGGCCGGCACTCACCTCGTGCAGCGCCGTCATAGACACTCTCACGCAGCAAGATGAGACTCCGGTCCGGGTAGGTGCGTGCATCGTCCGCACCCAACTGCGTATCCTCGACGACCTCGAAACGTGCGTCGTCGTCGAACAGCCACAGCATCTCATAGACCATCTCAATAGGCAGGCGCTGAACGTGTTCCAGGCTCAGCACCCGCCGCAATGCCTGTGCCGCAGTGGCAATGGCCTTCTCGCTCATGGGAGGCACGACGACCCCCTCCTTTCTGTGTGTCGAAACCAAACCGCGCTCCTGTTTGATCAAGGGTTGTAGTTATCCAGAATGGCGCGGATGCGCTTCTTCTGGGTGGGCGACAGTGAATTGAACTTGCGCGCCAGCACCGTGGCGAGGTCCGCGTCCTGCTGCGTAGCCTTGGGCAAGGGCAGGATCACCTGACCACGGGCCTGCGAGGCGAGCGTCTCCAACTCGTCTGCCTTCTCCTTCGCTTCGGGCATAGCTGCCGCCAGCTTCTGCACGAAGTCCTCCGGCACGCGCTTGCGGCCGTTCTCCACCGCCGACAGGAAGGCGGTGGAGATGTTCATCTTCTGCGCTACTTCAAACAGCGTCAGCCCGGCAAGCTGCCGTAGCCGCTGCACCGTCGATCCGAATTCCGTAGCCATCACTCTTTCTCCGTCTTTATCCACATATCTACCGATTCACTGGGCCTTGTCGCGCTGGATCGTTCTTCTTGGCGCGGTCGAATATTAACCTATTGGTTGAAAAAGTAAACCACTAGGTTAATGCATACGCAGAGATAACCATATAGTTATTGACCGAACAGTAACTGTACAGTTATTATCATTCCATCGCCTTACGAACCGATGGAACCCACCATGCAGACGTCTGCACATCCCGACTTCGCCACCGTCCCCGAGACAACTCTCCCCGACGGCAGCACCGTCCCCGCCTTCCAGGTCGGCCGATACCTCTGCAGCCGCAGCCACGACGGCCGCGCCCAAGTCGCCGCCGACGCCGACCCCTGGGTGCGCATCAACTACCGCAACGCCGTACAGGCCTGCCGGGATGCCGGCTTCGCGCTGATCACCGAACGCCAGGCCCTTGCGCTGGCCTGGAACGTTGCCCAGCAGCCGGAGAACTGGACCGGCGGCAAGGTCGGCGAAGGCGTGCTCCACATGGGCCTGCACAAGTGGAACGTGAACAGCGCCCAGCCCGGCACCTACGAATCGTCCGATCCGGACGAGCGCCGCTGGTTCGCGCTTTCGAACGGCGAGCGTGTGTTCGACGTCGCTGGCAACGCCTTCACCTGGGTCCATGACGACGTCCAAGGCGACGCCGACGGGCTCGTCGCCCGCCCGTTCGCGGCCGACTCCCTGTCCCTGCAGGGGCCCTATCCGTCGATGAAAAAGGGCATGGGCTGGCGCCCCGAGGTCGGCACCGACTGGTCCGGCTACGCCCTCATCCGCGGGGGCGGCTGGGACTCGGGGCGCAACGCCGGCGCGTTCTGCCTCAACCGCGGCTGGCCGAGCGACGAGTGGAGCGACGTCGGCGTCCGCTGCACCCGCCCCATCGGTGCCTGATCCCTGGTCTCGGGTCGCTGCGTGAGCAGTGACCCCGCGCAAAAGCGAGGCTCCACATGGAAACCCAAGCAGTGCACACGCCTGTACACACCCCCGGACCGTGGATGTGGGACCGCTATGTCCTGGTTCCGGCCGAGCCGGACCCTGACAGGCATGCGATCCACACCATCCTGATCGCCGAGCACCAGGGATTCGGTTTCGTTGGTTCGAAACTCCCCGACGCCCTGGCGGAGAACGACGCAAACATGGCGCTGCTCGCCGCCGCGCCGCAGTTGCTCGACGCCGCCCGCGCGGCCGAGGCGGTACTGGGGCGCCAGGGCTGGCTGGCCAGCAGCACCGACCCCGAGGCGGTGGCACTCAGCAAGCTGCGCGCGGCAATCGCTACCGCCACCACGGTGGAGCGCGCCTGACATGGACGCCCGCACCGCCATCACCCAGGCCGGCCTGGCCGGGTTGCCGCCCGGCACACCCATCACGCTGGTGAGCAGCGCAGAGGGATACGCCGTTGCGGCCGGCCCGGCCGATCGAGTCCGCTGGCTGCACACCACCAACGGCCAATTCCGCCTGTTTCCCACCGCAGACCGCGCGCTCGCCCTGCTCAACGCCTGCGGCATCCGCCGCATTGCCATCGATCTTTCCGGAGGCACTCCCACATGAAGCTGATCCATCGCCTGATGGCCGCAGTTCGACGGGCGCAGCTGCGCCTGGCCGAACGGGATCTGATCTGGTTCGAGACGCACGCCCCGCGCGAACTCAGCCGCCGGCGCCGCGTGGCCCGCCTGCTGCGCGCCCGGGTCCGCCGTGACCGCCGACGGGCCACCCAGCATGAAGACGCCGAGGCGGTACTGGCCCGCGCCAACGCGGCCCTCAAGCGCGAAATCCTGCAGGAAGGGGGGCTGTGGTGAGCTGGATTCCCTGCCCCATCGACACGGACGCCGACATCACGCCAGTGACCGTGCATCTGCAACCCGCCCAGGCCGCCCGGCTGGAAGTGGTGCTGGCCCATTGCCGCGATCACAGCGGCCTCGATGACAACGCCGTCACCGACATGCTGTTCGAAACCGGCCTGCAGGCCGCCGAGCGCGCCATCCAGATCTCCGCCCTGATTCCCTGCCCGCAGCCGCTGCAGGGCGACTCCACCGCAGCCCAACAACCGTGAGGATCATCATGCAAGAGAACGCTTTCGTCATCGTGCCCGAAACCCGCCTGCCGGACGGCAGCATCGTCCCGAGCTTCGAGGTCGGGCAGTACCTGTGCAGCCAGTCCACGGACGGCCGCGTCCAGGTCGTGGCCGACGCTGCCCCCTGGGTCAATATCAACTACCGTGCCGCGGTAGCGGCCTGCAAGGATGCCGGCTTCGCCCTCATCACCGAACGCCAGGCGCTGGCCATCGCCCACAACGCGGCAGGCCTGGCGTGCAACTGGAACACCGGCATCGTCGGCAAGGGGCGGCTGTTCCAGGGCCTGCGCAACGATTCGGTGGGCGAGCCCCAGCCGGGCACCTTCGAGCCCGAGGACCCGGACGAACAGCGCTGGCTGACGCTGACCAACGGCTCGCGCATCTGCGACGCCAACGGCAACGCCTTCACGTGGGTTTCGGATGACGTCCAGGGCGACGCCGAGGGACTCATGGCCCGCCCCTTCGCGGCGGACTCCCTCTCCCTGCAGGCGCCCTTCCCCAGCCTGGAGAAGGGGATGGGCTGGCGCCCCACCCCTGGCACGGACTGGTCCGGCGACGCCCTCGTCCGCGGGGGCGGCTGGGGCTCGGGGCGCGACGCCGGCGCGTTCTTCCTCAACCTCGACTGGCCGGGCGACGAGTGGGACTACGTCGGCTTCCGCTGCACCCGCTAACGGTATCTGGACACGGGTCTCTAGTCCCTGGGCATCGCGGCAGCGGTGACCAGGGCGCCCAGGGAAACCACCATGACCACTGAGCAAACCCCCACCACCGACGAACTGGCCGCCTTCTCGCTGCGCGCCTTCAAGGGCATCGATGCGGGCCTCGGCCAGGCCGACCCCACGGCCGAGATTGCGCGTAAGCTCGAAGCCCAGTACCCCGGACACCTGATCCTGGTGCAGGCCGGCACCTTCCTGCACGGGTACGACCGCACGGCCTACGCCCTGAGCACGCTCAAGCGATACCAGCTCAAGCTGGTCGGCACCGGGACGGATCTGCACCTGCGGGTCGGCTTCCCGACCGGCAACTTCAAGCGCCGGCTGTGGCCCATCGTGTCGCAGTTCGGTATCCCCTACGTCGTGGCACTCGGGACCGCGGCCACCGGCCGCACGATCTATGCATCGAGCCAGCCCACGGGCAATGCGGACGTGCTCGCTGCGGTCTCCGGGCAGATCCTGCAGGAGGTCATCGCTGAGCTGCAGCAGCGCGGTGAATTGAACAAGGCCGCCGCCAAGCAGATGCTCGCCAACCCGGAGAACACCGGGTTCATGCTGAAGGCACGCGCCCAGGATCTGGACACCCTGCTACTGCAGGACGTGCTCAAGATGCCGCGCGACCTCCGCACGGTGTTCGGCGAGCCCTTGCGCACCTGCATGGGCAGGATCGTGCATGCCGCCATGGCCTATGGCCTGGAGGAGAACAAGGCGACGCTGCTGCGCACGGTGTCGGCCGACATCGACCTGCTCAAGCACTACCTGAGCCAGACCCAACGGCTAAACCAGCTCAAGATCAACATCGAGCACCGAGCTGGTTTAGCCGTCGAGCTTGGCCGTCTTGTCGGCGGGCTGCTGCGCGCCGCACGGAGCGCGCCATGATCGGCATCGGGGACTTTCTGGAAGGTCCGGCAACGCCCTCATCCGCGGGGGCAGCTGGGACTCGGAGCGCAACGCCGGCGCGTTCTACCTCAACAACGACTGGCCGAGCAACGAGTGGAACAACGTCGGCTTCCGCTGACCCAAGGTACTACGGCCTGGACGCTGGGCATGCCCGCGGGAGGCCTACTCTTGGTCGAAAGTTTCCGGGGGCACACGCCCCGAAAGCACGGCGCGCAGGCGCCCACCCGGGAACCGCCGCGGGACCCACGGGTGCCGCGGCGGAACACGGCAGCGAATTCCACCAGCTGACCACCCTGCCCCATCTCTTCCGCTGCTGGAACAAGGCCCGCCGCAACAAGGGCGGCAGTGTGCGCATCCAGCGCTTCGGCGAAGACCCGCTGCGCTACCTGCAGGCAATCCAGCGGCAGTTGCGCGAACGGCGCTACACCTTCGGGCCGTACCGGTCCTTCACCGTCCGGGAAAAGAAGTTCCGCGACGTCATCGACGCGCCCATGAAGGACCGGGTTGTCCACTGGATGCTGTACGACTACCTGCTGCCGATCTGGATGCCCCGGTTCATTGCGGACACCTACGGCAACCTGCCCGGCCGGGGCACCCATGCCGCCGTGCAGCGCCTGGCCGGCTTCTGCCGCTCGCCATCGGCCCGCTTCGTCCTGCAGCTCGACCTTTCCAAGTATTTCTATTCCGTGCCGCACGGCCCGCTCAAGGCCCGCGCGCTGCGGTACATCGGCGACCAGGACATCCGCCGGCTGATCGTGGATCTGATCGACTCCTGGTGCACAGACGGGCGTTACGACCATCTGTTCCCGGCCGATAGCGCCTACCGCAACACGGCCAGGAAAGGGATGCCCATCGGCAACCTGACCAGCCAGCTGCTGGCCAACATCTTCCTGTGCGCCTTCGACCACTGGGTCAAGCAGACCCTGCGGGTGCAACGGTATATCCGCTACGTGGACGACATCGTAATCGTCGCCAGCGACCGCGACGAACTGCAGCACATCGGCCGCCAGATCGCCCAGCGCCTGGCCGCCGAAGGCCTGGCGATCCACCCGCACAAGATCCGCCTCGCCCCCGTCGCCGCCGGCATCCCCTTCCTTGGATATGTGGTCTGGCCCGAGCACATCGCGGCCGGCCGCTACATCCGCCACCGCTACCTGCAGCGCCTGCGCCGGCATGAGTCCGGCATCCAGGACTGCAGCGAAGCCCTTCATTCATATCGGGCGATGCTCGCCCTCACCGGAGCCACACGATGACCCGCCGCCACACCCCCTTGCAGCAGTTGAAGGAAGCCAAGCAGATCGCCCGCGACCACGGCCTGTTCGTGGCCGAGAAGAAGGACATCCGCGGCCATACCGCCTACCTCCTGTATCGCGAGACGCCTACCCGCAACGTCTTTGTCGGCAAGCGCAGCAGCCCCGAGGGCATCCGGGCGCTGGTGTGCAAGGCGGCGAACTTCCACTGATCGACTATCTGGAGCCCATCATGAGCACCGAATTCCTGCACATCTCTCTCGGCCTGCTGGCCCCCAGTCCGACGAATCCCCGCAAGACATTCGCCGACCTGGAGGACCTGGCGGAATCGATCAAGGCCCAGGGCGTGATGCAGCCGATCCTGGCCCGTCCCTGGCCGAGCGACTACCCCACGCCGGCCAACCGCGGCGCGGCGCCGGCCTACGAAATCGTCGCGGGTGAACGCCGCTACCGCGCCTCGCTGCTCGCAGGCCTGGACGAACTCCCTGTCCTGGTGCGCGATCTGGACACGCGCGCCGTGCTCGAAGCGCAGATCGTGGAGAACCTGCAGCGCCGTGACGTGACGGAACTCGAAGAAGCCGAGGGCTATCAGTTGATGATGCGCGACCACGGCTACACCGCCGACGAACTCGCCGAAAAGGTCGGCAAAAGCCGCGCCTACATCTATGGCAGGCTCAAACTGTGCGCATTGTGCGATGAATGCCGGCAGCTATACCGGGACGGTAAGCTGGACGCTTCCCGTGCGCTGTTGATCGCGCGCATCCCGGTGCCGGCCCTGCAGGTGAAGGCGGCTGAAGCGATCATCCGGGACGGGTGGCCGCACGGCCCGATGTCCGCCCGGGAGGCGGCAAATCACATCCAGCAGCATTACATGCTGGATCTGCTCAAGGCGCCGTTCCCGATGTCGGCACACATTGTTGTCCAGTCCACAGGGATACTGGGCACGCGGGCCTTCGGCGAAATTCCTTGCACCGAGTGCCCCCAGCGTACCGGCAACGCACCGGACGAGTACCCGGGCATCAGTCCAGACGTGTGCACAGACCCCACCTGCTACGCTGCCAAGCGCGCCGCGCACATGGCGAAGCAAGTCGAGACCGAGAAGGCCATGGGGCGCAAGGTCATCACCGGTGAGGCCGCGAAAAAGATCGCACCGCACGGCATCTACAGCCACGAACACGGCGACTACATCGCCTTGGACGAAAAATCCTACTACGGCGGGGAGTACAAGACGGCTCGGAAGGCCATCAAGGGGCAGGACGTGCCCATCGTGATGATCGAGGACCACCGCAAGGGCGCGCTGGTGCCGATGGTGGCCAAGAAGGATCTCAACGAGGCATTGCGTGCAAATGGCATCAAGATCAGCAACAGCAGCCGCGACCCCAAGGACCTGGCTCGCGAGCGTGCCAGGAAAATTGAAATCCAGTATCGGCGGACATTGTTCGAGCAACACCATGCCTCTGCGCGCATGGCCATCAACGCCGCCAAGAAGCCGGAACTCAAGCACGCCGACCTTGCTCTGGTCGCCCGCCAGTTCTGGGCACAGCGCGGCAGCGATGCGCAGAAACGCCTGGCGCGCATGTACGTGCCGGAGGCGCCCGAGCGCACCGAGCAGGATTCGCAGTGGCAGGACGACGACTGGCGCCGCGGCCGCCGCCTGAGTGCGATGATCGACGAATTCAACGATGCGCAGTTGATCCTGTTCCTGTTGGATCTGGCCCTTGTCGGCACCCTGGACGTGCCGACCTACATGGATGACATCGCCACGCCCGAACCCCTGCTAGCTGCCGCCCAGCGCGCGGGCCTCGATCCCGACGCAATCCGCGCCGACCTGGGCACAAAGACGCCCGCCGGCACTTCCACCGCACCCCAGGCTGCGCCGGCGCCGGCGCCGGAGGTTTCTGCGCCGAAGTTCACCATTGGCGACCGGGTCCGCGGGCGGGCCGACGCATGCTGGGACAACGGCGAACCGATCAATATCGGCCAAGAACCGGGCACGATTACAGCCCACGCTGCGGACGGGTACGCCGTTGCGTTCGACGATGGGACGCGCCGGACCTACCTCCCGGCATCCGCCCTGGAAACCCTGCCGGCCGAGGCATCGGAGCCCGCTTCTACCCCTACCCAGGCTGCGCCGGCCGCGAGCGATACTGGCCAGGCGAAAGCCTCGGATAAGCCTCCCCGCGCGAAAAAGGCTGCGCCTGCGCGTGGAGCTACCGCGGCGAAACCCAAGAAACAGGCCGCTACCGCGGCAAAGAAAAGCACGGGCAAGGCAAAGACCAGCGGCCGGGCAAGCCCGGCCGGAGGGAAGAAAGCCCGCGCGGGCGATGACGCCGAGGCCGCTCCGTACCGTTGCCCGAAAACGATGGATATGCTGGAAGGAGCTACGGCATGAAAATCAGTATGCCGAATTTCATCTTCGTTTCGGGTGACCCGGACTGCGGGCTCGGCCTAGCGGGCAATCGGCGCTTCACCGTTGTCCAGACCAAGGAACCCTGCCATGACTGAGCATGATCCCATTATTTGGCGGCGTGACCTTCCGCGTGCCCTCGACGTGCATACTGAAACGGTGCGCCGCTACATGCGCAACGGGAAGTTTCCGCCGCCCGATGTGGACCTGTCCGTGAACAAACGCGGGTGGAGGCTTTCCACGCTCCGCAACGCCGGCATCAATATCCCGGCGCCAGATCCCATCTCAGCCTGACGCGGCGCTGCATGCCTCCAGCCAATCGGCCCAGGCCTGCAGCATCTTTCGCCGCTCCGGCATGTATTTCGCGCGGTTGTATGCGGCACGCGTCTCGTTTTCTGGAACGTGGGCCAACTGGCGCTCAATAGCATCCGGGCTGTACCCGTGCTCGTTTGCCCAGGTACTACCCACCGACCGCCAGCCGTGCCCCGTCATCTCCCCACGGTAGCCAATGCGATGCAGCAGGGCCAACACGGCGTTTTCACTCATCGGACGAGTGGGCGATCTGTCCCCCTCCCACACGTAGCGCGTGCCCCGACAACGGGGGCGCATCGTACGCAGGATCTCCACCGCCTGGCGAGACAACGGCACTAGATGATCGCGCCGCCGCTTCATCTTGCCGGCCGGAATGAGCCAGACGCCTTCTTGCTCATCGATCTCTGCCCATTCCATCATTCGTAACTCAGTTGTGCGCACCCAGGTGTAGGCAAGCATGCGGCAGGCCAGCACGCTCTGCAGATCGCCCTCCAGCGCAAGGCGCTGCATCAGGGCAGGCACGTCGCGCAACTCCACCGCCGCAAAGTGCTGGACAGAAACCCGCGTGAAGGCCTTCTCCGGCCGAATCAACGCTGCCGGGTTGATCTGCGCCTCGCCACGCTCTATCGCCCACTCGAACACCTGGCCGACCCACATGCGCACCTTGCGTACATAGCTGTACCTGCCGGCGGCGTCCATGCGCAGTAGCACTTCCAGCAGGTCGTCGCGGCCGATGGTTGATATGACCCGCTGACCGAGGTACGGCAGCACGTGCATTTCAAGGCCCCGCCGCATATTGTCCAGGTAGGAGGGCGAGAGGTCCCTTCGGCTGGCCATGTACCCATCGGTCGCGGCGGAGAGCGTCATACCCTTCTTTGCAGCCCTGCGGGCGGATCGAGGATCGTTGCCGGCCCGCAACTGCGCCTTCAGTTCGGCGAGCGCGGCGCGCGCATCGGCGAGAGATACTGCTGGGTAAGGGCCTGGCGCTGCCGTCTGAGGCTTTCCGGCAATCCGGTACGCGATGCGCCACACCTTGGTCCCTGCGGGCGTGATGTAGAGATACAGCCCGCCCCCGTCGAACAGTTTGATCGGCTTTTCACCCGGCTTGGCGCCACGGCACTGGGCATCGGTGAGGCGATTTGTAGGCAT